GGTCCTGCTCCACATCATACCACACCAGGGTCACTGGGTCCCAATCCTGCTTTCCAGCGAACCGGGCGACTTCCTGGTTGTGGTGCATTTCCGGTTCATCGAATTTGAACGCAGGCCGAGATGCGGATTGTAAGACCAATAATTCCGACTGGGAAAATGTTCCAGTACCACGCCCCAACGTCTCGAAAACCCACCGATGCTTCCGGCGTGTTTCGATCGTGTTTGATGGTCCATCTGTTTCGGAGTAACCGCCTCCGAAAGGGTGTACATTAAAACCAGGCATTGTTTACTCCATCAGTTTACGTAGCCGTCACGATGCCACCCGCCGCCAAAACTTCTTCAGCAGAGAAGCTGGCACCAGTGCGGAGGACAACCAAATTGAGCACGATGAATTCAACCGTCCGGGTCGGCTTCAAGAACACCGATACCCACAATTCATTGCGATCAATTCGTTCAGGTGTATTATTCGTCTCATCGACAACGACTCGGAATGCCTGCAAACCGCGTCTGGCTTGAATGTCCGCCAAGAACGGCTCAATCGTAGCCGACACCTGACGCCACAAAACGCGATCGTTTGGCTCGAAGATGAAATTCCGCAGAAGACGAATCAAATTCTTCTTAACAAAGATCAACAACATCCGGACATTAACACGATCCAAAGCTGATGAAGTTCGTTGCAGAGTCCGTTGACCCCAAACCGTGATACCATCTTGTGGGAATTTCACAATTGGGTTGACTGAGTTGCCAGAGCCATACAACAGATCGCGTTCTCCCTGCGTCGGGGAATACTCCACATCCAACGCGGTGAGCAATCGACCACGGCGAAGACCGGCAGGGGCAAACCACTGCTCAGTTTCACGTGCGGTACGGGAGAAGACACTCGTGATGTGTCCAGATGGTGGAATCCAAATCTCGTTCGAGCTGAACTGATCGAAGATTCGGAGCCAACCCCAATACAGGGCACCATAGCTACTATTAATAGCAGCCTTGAGATCGGACAGCAACATACCATTATGCCAATCAACAACTTGTTGCGGCCGGAGACCGAACGGAGGATCGACAATATAAAGCACATCACCACGGCTCTCGCAAACTTGCAAAGCCGTACCAATAACAGCACCGGTCGAGAACCCAGGAGTCGTCAACAAGTTAATATCAATTGTTTCCGGGTTCTGGAATGCGTACAATCCAGTGGATAAGGCTGGGTTGCCGATGACTGCTGCGTCCAACTCACTTGAAAATGCCGGATCAGTCGGAATACCATTAGTCTGACCAGCATACTCGCGGTTATTGAATTGTGATGGCTGCCGGACATCAAAGGTCGACAAATTCACGTTATTGTTCAGGAATGCTGGCCGCTCTTCCCAATTAACGTATGAATTGCCGTTCTGACCACCAATCGGCGATCCTGGGTTGACAATATTGGCAATATAACGGTCTTCACGCTTGTCAAAACTCGCGTCTTCAATCACGTCCAGGACTTCGCCCTGCGAACCAGCAATTGTGACCTTATATCGACCAGCAGCATCTCCAAGACCTTCAGTATAGACTTCCAAGCTGACTGTGTAGTCGTCGATCCAGGTGCCAGCACTTGGAGCAACCAACCAGCCGACGATATTCGCGTAATATGAGGTGTCGATCGAGCATTCGTTGCTAAACGGATCAGTCTCACACGACAGAGGGATCGAAGCAGTGGTTTCGCCAGAATCCGGCAAAATAGTCCGATTATCATTGAATCCGCGATAGGATCTCTTGTGAGGGAACAGGATATTCAACTCTTCAGAGAATCGCAATGTCCGCAAATTCGAATAATCGGCCAACATCTGAAGGGTATCAAATTGATGATCAGATGATGCCACGATTATAACATGTGTAGTCTCACCAGGAACCGTCAATTCGAACGAATCCCAGAGAACATCACCGGCAACGATACCAGCAGCATCTACTGAACCGGCAATGGAAGCCGTCGTTTGATCAAGACCAATCGGCACGTTGAATTCAACATCAACCGTCTCATTATCACCCACCAAGTTCATGCGAACTCGGTTATTTTGGCTGGTGATATCATATGGTCCAGAGTCCAAACCAAGAAGGTAAGATCGTGGAATATCCCAGGCGTATTGCTGAGTCCCAACTTCCAATGCCCATCCTTGAGTGGTCATCAACTGAAGACGTTCACCAGCAGTGTCCGAACGAATCTGCGGGATAACAGTAACGCCGTCATCTAAAGTAAATTCGACGAACTGGTAATCCTCGCCAGACAATAGCAAATTTGCCGCATCGGTGAAGGATGTGGAGGTCGTGTGAGTCGCGGCGAGCATCGTGTAAACGGTCGGTGATGTAGCACCTTCCACGGAAACCGAGAAATCACGGTTGTCGGGAACGACAGAGAATGTAAAAGTATCATTTTCGTCCAAGACACCAGACGTGACGGCAACTTGAACCGAAACACCAGTCCCGATGGGGATGAAGGATGAAATACCGTCATCACCTGGGTCATCTAAAACACCCTCTGCAACGATTTGACCATCACTGTTTCTGACGATTTGATATCCTGCTCCTGCGACAGCAGCATTATCGGAGAGATTTGGTGCGGACGTGATAATCATCACGAATGAATCGTCAACAGACCCAGTGTAGGTGCCGGTTGTGTTCAATGTTGCCGCTGTGGCCCCAAAAGTGCTCGAGACTTCAACGTCACGGTAGTCGATCGCACTGATGGAAGCTGCATGGAATACTAGCGGTTCCGGGTTGTCGCCAACGCCATCGCCAACTTCACGGAGATTCAAACGGCCAAAATCGATTCCTTGATATAGGGGAATTCTTCCCCAGCCCTTGCCACGTCCGCCGGACAAGTCGATACATACGGAGTCTAGTTCGGCCCCTTGGCCTTCGGCACATTCCACGCCAACACGCATAACGTAAGCTTGGTTGCCTTCTTCAAGATATGCCAATACAGCATACATCAAATAACTGGCTGGGAAGGGCTCACCGAATGTATCAACTGCCTGCTGCGAATTCGTAATCAGGACTGCTTCATTGACCGGACCTTTATTGGCGGTGCCGATAAAAGCGGGCCGAAGCGGTCCGATGGCGGTCGGGATGACACTCAGATCGATTTCGCGAGGGAAAACACCTGGACTAAGGAATACTGCCATTGGGATCTACTCCATACGTCAAATTCTTGACTTCTGAGGTATTTTTGACGGAATGATGCCCTTAGGGAGTAACTGCTGCCTCTTGATCGACATGTGCTTCAGAGTCATAAATAACCTGAATCATGCGTCTCTTCTGCAGATTCTCAATCTGCTCATTACGCAGATGAGACTTCGGCAGCAGAGCATCCTGGCCTGGATTAATCCTGACCTGTTGCTCATTTCGGTAGAAATCACTGTTAGGGGGCCGTACTTGTAGAGCGATCATCTGCGAGGAGCAGTTGTAAATTCGCACCACACTACTTTTCTGTTTGCTCATTAATCAATTCCTCAGCTTTTGGGTCCTGAATTCAGGCCATACTGTACTTTTGATGTGGACATATTCCACCATTTGCATTACGACCGCAATTACAATTAAAGCATAAAACATCATATCCTGATGGATATTGATTTTGTCTCAACCAACTGTAGAATCGCCAGCCGCTAGTCGTGCCAGTCTCACGTCTTGCTCTCGAAGACAAAGCGGCTGGACTAGGTGATATCTTCGAATATTTCATTGTATTATTTCTTCAGCTTCATCTACATCTTGGATTGGTTCAGACCACAAATTCCCACCAGCCACCGTTGATTGAGCTTTGGAAGCAACAAGGATTTCACCAGCTTTTTCTTGAAGAGTTACCACTCGACCAAGAACTGTTTTGACAATCTTCTCTGGTAAAGGCAACCAGGCTTCTGCAGTAGTGGTTACTTCATACCGAACTTTTGCATGCGTGTCAAATCCTGCTTCTTTATCACTCGCATCTGTCGACCCACCATAGCGAATCTGGACATTCCCTTCTAATTTGCCATCAAACATCCGGAATTCAGCTAATGGATTGAACCGGGTGAGCACCTGATAGATTATGTACTCCACATCTCTTTTATGTTCTGCCCAAATAGTGAGATTATAATCAACGAGCCAAGGCGTTGGGCGATATACCTTAGCCACCTGATCACCACGGCTACTCAGATATCGAGCAGTCATAGCATGATATGGAGGACTGAACTTCTCAGGATTGAACTCATGACTCTCACGACTGATAGCAGCCACAGGTAATCGAGCACGACCCTCGACAAGATCATCATTCCATATCAGAACACTCTTATCACCACCAGCAATCTTGACCCTCATGAAACGATACGAATCCTTAGTCGGAACACGAATTCCAGACCAATATTGTTTCATCGAGTCATCCAATGACCTAAAGCCAGGCTGAAGGTACTCCTCAAGATGATATGGATAAACTGGGACATCACCATCACCAGAAATCCCAGTACGACCGCCCTCAGCATGACTAAGCTGTTTGACAGCCGGAATAGATCCCAATCCACTAGGGAGCTGTTGCGGACCGACCTGGGTCGACCCACTCTTAACAGAAAAATCAGCTCCAAAATCGTAGATTGGCAATGTTTATCCAATTACTTTACAGACGATAACAAATCAGCAGGATTCTTCAGGTCATCCATAACCTGCCGCACCTTATCTTCCGTGGACTTCTTCTCATCTGCATCCTGCACAATAATCTGGCCAGTCAGAACAGTAGTACCCCCATTCTTGGTGACACTACCAGCTGCCTGAACCAATTTCAAACCAGGGACCTGTTGCTCAAGATGTTTCTGCACCCCAGCAGCAATCATATTAAAGAAACGATGATTCGACACAGAATTGCTGGATCGAATCTGTTTAACCTGATCAGATACTTTCGCGGTAGACACCGTTAGTCCTCACATGCTCCTCTGTAGGCATATCTTCCTCAGGCCGCACAGTAATATCGGCAGTAAGGATTTCAACCTGACAGGTAAAGTAAAGCCAGATATAACGGAAATTACCACTAGGAGTAGCATTCATAATTCTAAAATTCTTTGGACTAACAGCAGCCGCATTATACGGCAACTGTAGCACATCCCCCATCCGCAACATCCTATCGTTGAACCTCTCGTGTAGTTGTCTATGACTGAAAACTACCTCCAATCGGTGGGCTTCCATATCCGCACCCCATTTCTTCAGCTCAATTTCAATCGGAGCCGGTTTGAAGAATGCCTTCATAGGGATATGATTCCAGTATGTTGGGTCAGCATCCTCATCCCAAACACCATCATGATCCACATTCTCAGTACGCTGAAAGACTTTAATCTCGGCACCAGACACATGAATAATTTCATCAGCCAATTGACGGGCCAGCTTGATATCCGCAACTTCCGTATCATGTAGAGCGATAGGAGTATGACGCTGCTCTACATCAGTGCGATAACTCTCCCACACTGAATCAAAAGTGCCAGGACTAATTTGTCCCGTATCGGCTGCAAAGCGATGAATTGTCATGTTCTATCTTTGTATTTGAATCCCATACAAAAGGACAGAAGCCAAATCGAGAAGATGTTGCCTGGTAGCATACAAATTCGATAAGGATGTTCATTACCCACAGTGTGAAGGCTGGGCACTGATACCCAAAGGGCGTCCACACCAAGAACCAGACAACGAAGTCCCATTCTAGGCAGTTAAATTTGGCTGATTTAACTAAGTGCCAGATAAACCCCAAGGCGGCACAGGCGGCAATATGCCCACACCCTCGGGGAACACGCCCTCCTCAACATATGGATCAGGCGGTGGTGGCAAGACATCATCAAAATCCGGAGATGGGCAAAAACCCATCCCAATCACATCACACGCATCGAAATTCTCTTTGACGGGTAATTCCTCATTAGCCAGATCACGTAATATCTCATAGTAATCATCATAATCGGCACATGGGCAATCAGTATCTATTGGTGGCAACACCAACCATTTCTGACGCATATTCCCACGATTGAAGTTGGCCCCCAACTTCACTTTAGACCCAGGAATCGCATCTAGTGCGGCCTGTAGATCAATGATCGCATTCCCACAACCAGATTCAGCAAGGTGGGAAGAAAGAGCAGTTGAGGACAATGCAGACGTTGGCTCGCATCCAGGAACAAGAACTTTATTCCCAGAGATCACCTCCAACTGGAGGCTGATCGTTGTCTGCATTCGTAGTGGCATTATTTTCATCTTCGCCGATTACTTCCCACGGAAATCTGTCATCCACATTCATTACGCGGAAATTGAAAATCGATTTCTTAGCTGCTTTAGTTTTGCCCTCTACATATGGAAGTAATCCATCAGGCTTGATTTCAAGAAGAAATTGCTCTTCTGCCAAAATGACCAAGAAATCTGGAATATATCTTCTAATTTTACCGTCTTGTTGATAAGAAATCGGAAATGGATTTTTGATGAATTTTATTACTTTATCGTCATCATCAAGCCGATTAGATATAACCAATTCCCAATATGAATCACACCAAAAATCATTGCATTTGTTGCGTTTCGAACTGAATTTACCTCTATTACCAGGGCCTTTTCTCACTGTTATCCTGTGGCGACGCAAAGCCGATAATACAGCTTTTTTACCACAATTCAATTCGCTAGCAATGACTCTTGATGGTTTTCGTTCTACAACATATGCATTGAACAACCATTCAACATCGCCAAGTTTGTCGTATGCTTCTTGCCCTATTTGAACACTAAGATTAGTCGATTCTTTAAAGCTGAATCCTGGCGATTTGACTCCAGCCGCATAACATCGTTGTCTAACAACGTTGATCGAGCATTCCAACTGCCTTGCTACTTCACTGAATGCCGTGCCCTTTTTTACCAAACCAATAATTTCGTCGTCAACAACATCTGATTTATTATGCGGCTTGTGAGATGACTTAAACCTTCCCCTTATGATTTTTAACCCAGCCGATTTCAAAACCTTTCTAATATGATAATCCCTAGCTTCATATTTATTTGCTAGATCAGCAACCGCAACTCCAGATTTATAAGATGCAACGATTGCGTCTTTGTCTAGATTGGCTACAACCGGTTTCCATGTTCCCATTATCGCGTCCTCCGAGTTATTTTTGACGCGATATAACTAAACTACCACAACCAGAGACCTATCGGCTCTCCCAACTTTATGGCCATCTCAATTATTTCATCTTTATCTTTTTGACCTTCTTGCACTAAGTCTGATCCGTCATAATTAATAGTACCACCATCAGGAGTTGGCATACCAGCTACCTTCCGACGAGCACTACCGACCGCAATCCGTGCTTCAGCCAACATCATATCGTAAACCAGTTGTCTGGATTGCGGACTACGGAAATGATTCACTACAGGAGTGTAAAGGACAACTACTGGGAACGCACCCTTGGGTGTCGGGTACAATCGAATCAACTGATCTTTTGCACTGAGTCCATCACCAACAATACCAGTGCCGTCTCCTTCACCGATCACTTCCCAGTGGCCTTCTGTCCCTAGAACTTTTTGGGAGAACTTGCGATAAGCTTGTAGAAGGTGGTAGTCGGTAAGGATGTTTTGAATACCAGAAATATTGCCGATATTGAAAAGGAATGACTCGGCACCGAAGACGTCATCGATCCTGGTAGTGACAGGGTCCCAATTGACCTCTTGCACCCAGTAAGCATCCTCTGGTAGTGGGTAAGTGGACTGGAGAGGCTTGGTATAGAACAGAGATAATTTCTGTTCTCGAGGGAAATACCCAGCAATGAAGTCACCAGCGACCCGGAAGATTGTCTCCCACTGGTCTTCAGAAATCTCCACCTCAGTGATAGGATGTCCCATTTTGGATAGGACATACTTCTTCATCGGGTCACTGCGGACCTTTAGGACACTCGGGAGTTCTGCTGGTGCCAGAATTGCCATTAACCCAACACCTCTTGGAAATCGCTAGGAAGACCACTAAGTTTAATTAATTTAGCTTGCACTTCTGACAACTTCTTCTGAACTGCTTTTTGAATTCTATGATTTCCATCGAGGATATAATTTATTGAATTATCGTCATTGACTATGATTAAAACTGGATATTTCAAATCAGCATTCTGTATCTTTCCTTGTTCTGCAGGATCATCACCATGAAGTGCGAGGTTAGACAATACTGATGTAGAGACATTTTGTATGGGGACATCTTTTATAATATCCAACAATTTAGTGAGTGTGACAGTTGTTTCCCCACTTGTCCATGAATCATCTAGTCCCTCCTCATTGAAAATATCTGCGTCCTCAGTGATCAGATTCGTTATGCTCATGATCGTGGCCTTTGTTATTGCCATCTTGCCTCAATATGGTTGCCAGACCCGGCTCGTCAACTACCTCGATTTTCTTCACTTCACGCATCACTTCGAGGACCTGGGCAGGAGTCATCTCCTTACCATGTTTTTCAGCGATATATTGCCGAACGTACTGGAGATCTTCTTTAGTGACTTTCATTACGGGAAGTGATACCCCTTGTCACCATAGACCACACCGGCATAATCAATCCGGAAGATTTCGAAAATGATACCCACCGGAAGGTTAGCCAAAATCCGAGTCTCTAACTCAGATCGTAGTGCAGCACACCCAGTATCCGTGGCTGTTGCGGGATTCTGGAGCGACGGGGAAGATCCAGGACCAGTAACCACCTCACCAGCATGTATCAATTGTTTCTCTGGATGCGGTTGAGCATTCAAATCATTCGCATTGAAGAACCCAGTAATCGCTGCCTGAGCCGGTACTTCACCCATTTGTGGTTTCACTGCAGTGCCACGGGTCAACCCGCTATTACCGCTGCGTCCTTGGCCGCCAAACGATTGATGCTGACCACCGCCGGGCTCCGAGATATTAAGAGATGCAGATGCCTCTAGACCCTCAAATATGAGTGTCCCAATTTTTTGCATATCCCGCCAAGTCTCGAATCGTTTCGTCTTTATAAGCCCCGAACCACGATCAGGAACAATTCGGATGTGTGCGGTGAATGGTACCCAACGAGCCATTGTAGGTTCTCCTTTGAATTATCTTTGACCTACTGATCACCAAGGGGCTTCCTTGGGATCATTTTTGGTACTGTTTTAAGTTTTCGTGGTATAATCTGTGGGACACAAGACTAATTTTGATAGAATGGCTAACGTTGGCTTATTCAGCTAATAGGAACCAAATCGGAATCATGCCACTTAATAGGATATCGCCATTCATCGATGGCATCTACTTGATTCCGGAAATCGCCAATTTCGTTATGCATATCGCTCTCATAGAAAAAGATGATATCATTTGGACCATCTTCAGAGCGTGTTTTCCCTACGATGTGGATAACCTCAACGACATCGTGGCCGGGACGCATAGCAGTGCGTCGACGGTAAAAGAACATGTCCCCAGTTTCAAGAACATGTGAGCACACTTCGCCACCATTCCTAGTAACAAGAGCAAACTTCCGAAGTCCAACTCTCGACAAATTATCAGTAGATGTCTCTTTACCTAATTCACCAATTTGATCTTGGACAGAGCCATCTGCATACAGTGCCTTCCAAACCAGTTTATTAGTGTGGAAATAGTTGCTAGCGTTGGGACGTGGATGTGGTGACAATACAACCGGACCTTCTACAACATCGGTGGACACAACTAATGGATGATTGGCTTCCGTCCCTTGCATGACGGGTGGCTCCATCTCCAAGATATTGACCCTAAACCCATCATCGGATGATTTACCAACAGACTTTGCAGCCTCTGGCATATCTTCCTTACTAATAGGGGCGGTCCATTGTTTGATCGTTACTTTTGACATTCCGTTATCATCTTAGCAATTTGTTTGGGATCGATTTTCATAATCTACTTGAGATCAGCAGTAAGATCAATCTCCTCGAGGGATTCGCCTTCAACACCTTTGATGCGTTCTAGATCTGCCTTACGCTGTTCCTCTATTGCCTTAATCATATCATCGTTAGCCAAATGACTAATACGACAATAAAGGCAATACCCTTGCTTACCACATCCGTCACAAGAATGGCCGCCAACATCTTCGTCGAATTCAAGACCAATTTGCTTGGATAGAGAAGTTGATAGAGAAATAATCTTTCCCTTTTTGGGTTCCTTCAGGCGGGGGAGCATACACCAATATTTATCACCTTTTTTCAGAGACTTAGCTTGCCTGGCTAATTGCTCTTGTGGGGTATTGGTTCGTTCAGCCATAATTGTCCTCTATGTCTCGTCGAAGAGCCAAGTGAATGTCTCTTGGGCAGTTGTACCTGCAGAAGCTGTAGTAGCAACTGTCAATTGATAAACAACCAATTCCCCGAGTGCTGTATCGGTTGTGGTGGTCGAACCAGTCACAGTCAACGGCGCACCAGACGTATACATCGTGAAATCCGGCGGAGCGGCCGTGGTGAGCGTTGTTCCATAATTGGTCGTATTTAGAGCATCACCGGTAGTACCAGTCATTCCGGTGGCTTGGACATATCCAGAAGCTTTGGCGGCAACAGCACCGACACCAGTTCCGAAATTGGCGGAACCATCACCATGCCATCGAATATTATCGATCGTCCCTGATGGGGCTACATCAACCGACAGCCTTGTGGCAACCCAAAATGATCGGTTGGTACCGGCCGCAGGAATTTTAATAGGGTTGGTACTACCAGAAGCAGTTGCCTGATGTGTATCGACAGCATTGGCAACGGTATTAGCACTGGTAATATCTGTTCGAGTAGGCGAACCAGAAGCACCAGTCCAACGCCTAATCGTTACTGTCGCTGCCATTTTTGCACTCCTGAAGTTATGTTGTAACTTTGACGGAGCAGATTATACTTATAATACACAATTGCCCTCAACCAGAATTTGTCACAAGTTTCACGAATGCCAATTTCTTGCCGCCAAATACCTTTTTATATCCATGCTTTTGGGCATAAATCGCTTCTTTGACATTATTCAATCTTGCACGATTGTATAAAGTCTTTTTATGGATAACAATTCCAAGGTCATCTATGTACCAATAATCAGGTGGAATTTCATGGTGAAGATCAAAATTGCATGCTTTATAAACAGTACCAACATGACCGCGAGTTGTGTCAGCATAGGCGATTACAGCATCAGCCTGTATTGATTGCAAAGTCCTTGATACAAACCATGATCCTAGATTTTTCTTTTGGAATTTAGGATCAATACAAAGTCGTGATAATTCCTTCAAATTTCCAAGTCCGATAAATTTTTCTGTTTGTTGTCTAATTGGGTTACTGTATAACACCACCGCAATCAACTCATCTCGATACCAAGCCCCATATGCTAGACCACCTCTATTACCGCCCAAATAATGATATGCATCTAAAAGTGACTTACAATCATGCCGCGAAACTTCTGAGACTTTTAATTCATTAAATTCAAAATCTGTTATTTCAACAGACCTGTGGAGTTTGTTCCTTAACCTATTAATCAATTTATGTAGATCTGAAAATTCATTTTCCCAGATATACATGATTTCATATTGTGGAAAATACTTATTAATATATGTAAATTTCGAACTATCATTCTTTTTCGCATTTTTCAATGAATGCCAATATTCACCCTGGACTTCGATCAGAATATCACACGGTGTCGATTTGACTAAACAGTCAAATGAATAATGACCGATTAGAGTTGCAGGTCCTTCTCGACAATACTCAATGTCAAGATCATCGAGAGTATTATATAACAGTAATTGGATGCTACTTACTTTAGGATTAGAAGAGAGATACTCCGCATGTTTCTGGCGATACTCTGGTTCATTCCATTTTAATGCAATTGATGATTTAAAATCTCTCAACTTTATTCCAAGTTCACACATCAAATCATGAACATAAGTATACGACCACCCAACCAATTCAGATATTTGGTTAATTGATAAGCAAGTATATTTGTCTTCTAGAAATTCTTTATTTGCCCACTGCTCTAAGGGCAAACTGTTCTCTCTATTTCCGAAAGTGATTATTTTAGTTTCTTCTCTTTTCCTAAAATTGACTCCGGAAAGCAGTAGTTTATTACGCATCACAGAATAAACTACATTATAGTCTTTAGCAATATCTGCTATTGATCGGCCAGATTCGTATCCCGCCTTAATTTTCTTTAACGGGATTTTATTAATATTTTGTCTAATTTCTGAAACAGTTCTTGATTTTATTCCAAATTTCTTTGCTGCAAACCGTACAGCTGTGCTGGTTCTGCTGACTATAGAAGCAATCTCCTCCCATGACAAACCCTCCACAATATATTTCTGGCACAACCATTCTCTAGTTCTCCAAATCCCGTTTTCCATCATACACAATCTCTAACACGAAATCTTTGTATACAAAAAAAGAGTTAGACGGGAAATCCCATCTAACTCTTTACCATGCTCACAATCAATCTTAGACCAAAACGTCCGGTGTCAAACCGCGAGTATCCTCATGTAGATCGCGGGTAAGTCCAGCGACAGTATTGCTGAGGAATTTGTCGTGGCCAATCTGGAAACCGAAATCGATTTCGGTAATGTTGGTCTGGGCGTTCGCAAATGACACTTGGTCCTTCAGACCGATGACAATCGGGAAACCACGAGTCGCGTTGTGACGTGCTTCACCCATATACGGACTGAAATCAGCCGTGGTGGTGTCACGTGTCTTCACTTCGACCAGGATTTCGTCCGCAGGTATGCTCATGACCAGCGGACGGAGTCTTTTGATCAAAGCGGCGACGGACTCGTGCCGATGCATCTGCCGAAAGGAACGGATCCTTCGGAACACCTGAATGTCGGTGTTGGCAGGTTGTGCAGCCATGAGATCATCTCCTAAACTGGTTTTGTTCGACTCTCTATTTTCTCGAACTACAACTTATTTTTGAGCGAAACCATGGCTTTTCACACTAATTGCAACGACGGCGGAAAAGTCGAAAACGAACAGATCGTTGCCCGCAGGAATTATAATTCTGTCGCACACCACGGGAATTCCTAAAGACGCGGACGGGAGCCGTCACGGCACGAAACAGGGGACGTCGAACATTGCATGTTCCATTGCTACATTGCTGGGCTTGAGCCAAAGAAGCAAAGAACAACAAAACAATAACAGCCAGTAAAGAACGCATGGGGTGATCCTCCGTGGGGAATTGGGGTGGGACAATATAATAGGGGCAACTATTTACTTTTGAGATCTGCCTCAACCATCATACCAATTAATTCTTCAAACATCACCTCTGGCTCCCACCCAAGTTTATCTTTAGCCTTAGATGGATCACCGCACAATAAACTAACTTCAGCGGGCCTCATGAACCGCTCATCCGTAACCACGTAATCATCGGGGTTCAGATCCACACGGTCAAAAGCCGCCTTAACAAACTCCCGAACACTATGGGTCTCACCCGTAGCAACAACATAATCATCAGGCTCATCCTGTTGCAACATCATCCACATAGCACGGACATAATCACCAGCAAACCCCCAATCCCTCTTAGCATCTTGATTTCCCAAAGCCAATTCCTTCTGTTCACCATTCTTTATCCTGGCCACAGCATTCGTGATCTTCCGAGTCACAAATTCCAAACCACGCCGTGGGCTCTCATGATTGAACAAAATGCCAGAAGTACAAAACATCCCATAACTCTCACGGTAATTCAGCGTAATCCAATGCCCATACAACTTGGATACACCATACGGACTACGGGGATAAAATGGAGTAGATTCCCTTTGCGGAATCTCCTGCACCTTACCAAACATCTCACTCGAGCTGGCTTGGTAGAATCGGATCTTGTCATTCACATGCCGGATCGCCTCCAGCAATCGTGTAACCCCAAGCCCCGTCATATCCGACGTCGAGACTGGATGATCCCAACTAGCGTGAACAAATGATTGTGCCGCGAGATTGTAAACCTCATCGGGCTGTACGTTCTCGATCAACCGAGTCAGAGAGCCCTGGTCCGTCATATCCGACTGATGCAGAGTAATCAGATCAGTGATATGAGCAAGACGAGAAGTATTTGGGGTGCTACTCCTTCTTATCATCCCATGAACTTCATAACCCTTCGACAACAATAGTTCGGCAAGATAAGATCCCGATTGCCCATTAACACCTGTAATAAGTGCTTTATGTTGATTGCTCATTATAGAATTTCATTCTTCTTGGGTTAATGATACCATAGTGATCTAACCATCTTTTAAGTGTCTGTTGAGTAACTCCATAATGCTTAGCCAATTGAATACCGGATAGTTGAAGTATTTGAGTTTGAAGAATCTCGACTTTGGGACGTTCTTTTCTCGGCTTTCTGCATTGTCTTCGTCTAGTATTCCATTTATAAAGATATTGTTGAGTAGCCAATGGACGAAGCCAATCAAGAAATTTTGGTGCCGATCGGCCCTTGATACGCACTCTATTACTGCTTGGGGTTATTGAAGAATCGAAACCCAATTTCGACAATTGAAAACATAATATACTTATAGACTTAGCATCAAAATCGTCAGTGCATAATTGCAAACCATAATCAACTTGATAGCCGTCTCCAACAAACCACCAATAACAAGCAATTTGCGATAATTGTAAGTTGGATGGCACGATCTTCTTTTTATTAATATACCATTTGTTCCAACATGGTTTCAAATCTGTGTAGAATGATGACTTAAAGTGCCAATAACCAGTCTTAGATACCCATGGTTTTGAAAAGTGTAATCCATCGAAAACTGTGGCAATATCTACCAGAGTCTCTCGGAACTTGCAACCATATGTCATTCTTGCAGATACTGTTGAATTACCATCTAAATGTCCATCTCCGAGAAGAATACCATCCAAAGCAGAAGATTGGTTAGCGGTAAGATTTGCGACCTTACATCCGAGCCGCACCGCTTCTGACGTAGTTCTCGCCACAATCCCATACTTTCTACAATTTTTGCGAATAGTTTCTTTATGAATCCCAAGTTTCACAGCTATTTGGGAATGCGACATGTTGTTAGAGTATAGCTCACCCAACAAAGAAGCATATTCATCTTCAGTAATGCCCAATTTCTGATGTGGATATTCCCAAGAACCCATATGACCTTTGACCTGTAAAACCTGTGATATGTTTGCTTCAAAGATAAATCATGAAGCTCAAAGCAATTATAGAATCTGAATACGACGGCCTCGAAGACGCCGACGAATTTTCAGATCCTCACGCATGCCTACATTGTGGAGAATCTGAAGCCTGGGCATGGTGTAACCAATGCCATGCCAACATATGCACCGATTGTGGAACATCCGGTACATCGGTAGCTGAAGGTTGGGTATTCTTTATAGTTCCAGGAACCAGGTCCGATCCACCATACATCGAAGATGCCTATTGCCCGCAACACCGGGACATGATAGGGCCTGACCCACCCACCAACATTGTGGGACTTACGCGATACGACTCGCCCAGCTTCCCGAACTGGATGTCACCATCAGCATTCCAAGCATACCTCCGCGATGAGTACAGAGATGGGGAAACTTGGGATGGTGGTCACGGGAAGCGTGGTCAGTGGGAGCATGGGGAAACTTGGGATGGGGAAACTTGGGATGAAATCAGCGAATCGATTAGTGATTACGACGGACTTGAGGACGCAGACGAGTTCAGCAACGACATCGAGTTTATGGGTGAAGCCAATTTAGGACCCCATATCTTCAGGGTCTGGCATCATAAACAGCTCAACAGAATCTCAATGGAAATCAATGGATATGAATTAGGATTCGAAGATGATCATATGCCAACGGCCCAAAAAGAAGATATCCTCAAGAAACTAATCACTCTACGGCCAGATTTAGTTCCATTCGTCAAAGACCACAGCATCAATGGACAACTCATGGATACCGGTCTAGCACTGGTGCAAAATCAGCACAATGGGCAATTGGCTGTGCGAGGCGTGGGCGAAGACAGACGCCGAAACTATGATACCTGGTGAGTCAGGAAATTCTAGCAAAGTTCTGTAGCCAAGCCCCGTCTACCAATTTCTCACCTTTGCCATAGACCACATCGACCACACCCGTGAGATACCGTAGATCAAACGGGCTCCAACCAGCCTTAGACATTATCGGCCGCCCACTATCCGCAGTCTTAGTAATGTCGATAGCAGTAAAAGATGCCTCATATCCAGGCTGTAAACGGCCTATCTTCCGGTCAGTGAACTCGCCCAACCGTTTACCAGGATTCTTACAGGCTATATTAAACACAGTGGACACATCAACCTTCTTTTCTTGGACCAACCAAGCAACAAACGACCCAAATGTGTCCAAAGATGGCACCCCACATAAGCCAGAACGGATCTTATCAAGGGCTAAATGTGGAACATGGCCGCTCACCAAATAGTCGAACACGCCCAAACAATCGAACAATCTCAACTGTTCCTTGGCCGTAGGGAGAGGTGGATTAGTCCGCAAATACTCAGACTTATTATGCATATCAGAGTTGAAATAAAGATGATGTGGCGTAATCGCTATCGGATCAGCAATACCCAAAAATTCATCAACAGACGCGGTGACCAGGAAATTAGGCGGTAAATGGGTTATCTCAAGTGCCAACGCTTCGGTACGTGGATCATCTGATATATCAGCAAGAGCGGTAATCCCACCATTCAATGCAGCCACCGCCGCAGACTGATATGTCTCTTGTCCAAAGTCGCAATAAGCACCGAGATCGACAAATCCTGGAAAGATGATATGAGAAGTCCTAAGAAAATGACGGTCAATAAAACTGCCATACTCATCAAACAAATCATTCCTCGGACTTTGAGGTTTCCTGATTAATCTTTTGATTACACCATCTTCGAATTCCAGGATACCAGGTTTTAGCCCATCTTCTTCTACGATATTTCCGTAAATGATCATTATTCAACTCTCAGAAAACATGGGGTCTCACATTTGAGCCTACCAAATATGATTCCACCCACAAACCGGCATAAATCGTCATCAACGTCCCAGTCATACTCATTATTTTCATTTACACTAATATTCCATTCTTTCAGAACTTGCCGCAGTTCAACTCCGGACGGATATTGCTGACGATACCCAAACACAAGACGATGGAACGTCTCTATATCCGGATTTGTGTCCGAAAGGCGGTCTGTAATTTCAACACGTGTTGGTGGCCGACCATTACTCTCACCAGATACTCGACATTGATTAGCAATCCAGATTGTGCGACAGGTTTCGGCCAATACCTTTACCGCATCTGAATCATACCGCACTAATGGAACATCATCTTGGATATCCATCAAGTGGATTACCGTACGATATAACACATAATATGTCTCTGGAGCCGCAGCAGCCCGGAAATCCTCAATTTCATATCTGGCTTTGAACCAGTCTAGAGTAACGAGCATTTCGTCGTAATCATCACATGTTATTTCCTTGGTGAGAACCATAGCAGATGATGGGTTGGTGTAATGAGCGACCGCTTTGATAGACAGTGCAAATGGGTCATCACCCTCATTAGTGAGGATAACAAAATCCCCTGCCACCGGTCTCATTGAAAAAGCAATATTAGGAATAGTTAAGCTACAGGTTGAACCAGAATGAATACCAACTTGTAGTTCAACCCGAACAGGTAAAAGAATCATCGTTATTTAGCCAAAACAGATAGAAAGCCCGACGATAAATACTTAACACCGAGCAAACTAAGACAATGATGGCCAACGAAGATATGGAATATCATTTAACTGCCTAACTAGAGCATCCCACGATAAACGCTGTGCTGGAAGATGCTCACCGATAGCATGATACTCAAGTTCAGGCCAAGGAACCGGGTCCCCCGCCTTAGCGATAAATTCCCAATTAGGATTGCTAGCTTTACCATATTCAGTGTCCATATAGACACTGCCACCATTAAGACCAGACGATAGATTAGCTATTGGGATCCAATAAGAATTACCCTGATAAACAAACCAATGGCCCTCACGCTCACCAACATATCTGTATTCGAATTCATCCCAAATTGGACCTCTAAATTCGTCTGCATCCTCAAGTCCGTCGTAATCACTCTCATTGAGCGATTTAGGAGGACCGAACCGTTCACAGGTTTCGCAATTCTCTACATCAGGGTAAGGCTCACTCTTCGGGAATTTCTTGCCGCAACTTGGGCAACATTTCTTTTCGGAGATAGTTCTAAGACGCATGACACCTCACCTAATAAGATGCCTCGCCCACGTCCCAGCTCTCTTCATCCCCATCATCATACTCATCATCGATCTCCTCATAATCACCACGATCGAATTGAGCTGGGGTTTCTGCCTCTAGATGAGCCATCAACTCTATGAGGGTTTCGCGAGGACCGGCCGGATCTTGTCCGGACTTTATGGATTCGAGAGTATCGGCCAGCAACTTGTGTATTAGTTGTGGCTCTTGTACTGCTAAAGTAGAAACAACACCCGCCAAAGAGTGCCCTTTTGGGACGATTTGTAGGAATGCACGCCACAATTGCGGACCAACCTGGATTAGCCATGGTTCATCCTCAAGACGATCAGCTTCTTGGTAGATCCCAGCAAGTTGATTCTTGTCCAGACCCTCGAGACCATGATAAGACAATAATTCCATAGTCCCCTTCACCAGCTCTTGAACAAGAACCGGGAAATTGATAGCACGAGCGATGACCTTAGCTTCCGATATCTCTTGCTCAGCCTCTAGCTCAAAGTCACCTTCTTGTGTCTCCTCTGCCTCGTACTGGCTTTCGGCGTCTGGGCTATCTTCGGCCTCATTATCCCCGTACTGGACGCGGGAAGTACCAACCGTGGCGTTGTCGAGCATCTCTCGGGCCATGTTTGCAAAATCGAGTAGCCAGTAATAGTGAATAGAACCACTGGCAAACTGCCCGTAAGCCTGCAACAATTGTGGGTTGATCTTCGCTAATTGTTCTTTGGCAGCATGGTGAATAGATGCCATGTTATGAACCGCCGCCCCCTGAGTCAGGGTATTCATGGTGATTCGCTTATTCACCTGTTCCCGATCAATACCAACATTCTCGAGATCAATACCAACATTCTCGATATCTGTTGGTTCTGGGATCGCATCGTCTCCTTGACCAACAGCCTGAGGTGGCTCCAGCTTTCCGTCGAGCATCTCAAGCGGGATGCCCCAGGTCTCATGGACTAATTGCATCGCAAGTTGTTCTAAATGCTGCTTATACGGTGCTTCAAGACGTGCAACTTGTTGAAACGCCCGCCCTACCAACTGAGGAGCCATTTGAGCGACTCGCTCCGGTTCCATTTGTTGGAGTTGCGGGAAAGCCTTCATAAGTTGTTCTACACTATGACCAAATGCACCTTCCGCAGTTTCAGCCCCATACATTGCCATAAGTGGATGAGCAGCAAACGGATGCCGAGATTGCCTAATCCCACCCCAGAATTGTTGGGTAGATGGGTGGCTCCCGCGTTCAAACCCCTCGATGATCATGGGGAGATCACCAAAGAACGTATTGGGGTCTTCAGTAATTAAAGATGCAATATAATCGACACGTTTATTCATATACTATATTTGATATAGAAGTAAATGTTACATAATCATCTCCCCCTGGATGTTCCCAACAAGTTCACTTACGCCCAGGTTCCAATTATCCGTACACGGTGATCCTTGTCCTTGACGGTATCACCGCTGCTGGTCCAAATGCGTTAAATTCTTTCGATTTAACGCTCCCAGCGGTTGTCGACCTCACACTTCTCGGCTCAAATTGAGCACTATAGTAGATTATAAAATACGGCGGCCGATGGCTAGGATTTGCACCCGCGACATCCGTCCCGACAGGACGTTACTCTGGACTACCTCCGCAGGGTAATACCCCACGGCTGGCTCCAAGTGGCTGAGTTACACCGGGTAGCACCGCATTGAAGCAGGGCCACATAGCTTCCGCCGTAGTATCTTTCCGTTAGGCGTTCGGCTTGATCTTGACCGATGCCTTCGCCGGAGAAATTTGTTTCTTCTCTTCTTTGGCGACACCCTTCTCGATCAGCATGGCCTTGAGACCAGTAACCTGACCAACCCGCTCTTCGTCGATGACGAATGTGATCTTCTCGCTGCCTTCTCGGGGTTCTGTGACGTCGACGCGACCCTTGCCGGGCACCTCGATGTTCAATTTGCTGCCATTGGCGAAAGTTCGTAGTTCTTCCTTCTTCGCGTCGAGCCGCTCCTGCAATTCGGCCATCTCGATATGCAGATCGAGAGCTGAATCCGCCAATTCTTGTCCGACGTTTTCAATTGTTGTCGTCATCGTGTTCTCCGTAGATATCGCATGGCCTTGAAATTGATCAGACGTGTTACCACGCCATTCCTGCAATCGATTCCACCAGAGATCAATCACTTTGATGCTTATATGTACGCAGTAGTACAACGTAAGCCGGGTAAGGATTTCCCAGATGAGGAATGGGGGACAGACGCCAGGATAGACCCCTGCGAACTAGATTGGGAACACATGTCGATCAGAATGACACTCCCGGAGAAGATAAACTACGGGATAGAGAGCTTCGATGATTTAGACCCCGAGTTCTTCGAGGCAATCGAAGCTGCGTTCATATCACTTATGCACGGATGTCTCACCTAATATGGCTAGCCCACGCCGCCTTCTCTATAGTGGCGATCGTAATCTTGATTCTCATCAAGAAATTGTGTGCCGCTGTATTACCTTACGTGCGGTGGATACGGCGTCAATAAGAGCCCGCCAATTATCCGGAATCCGTGACTCTAAACGCGGATCATTCCCCCAGTTAAGCTGATCGAAGCTCTCTGCTGGGGTAAACGCCGAAACTATTCGGTCGTTACGATGCTCATTACGGCCAGTTTGGCGACCGAGACCAGTTTGCATCAAAATGTTTCTGAGCGTCACCTTCCAACTTGGTGAATCATACTCAGTTGGCTCTTCCGTCTTCGCCAGAAAATCCAGGACTTTAGGGAGCCATTGTTGGGCTGTCATTCCGGCTTCGACGCCGATGTGCGGGATGGTGGTATGTGCTCTCTTCCTAAGGAGATACAACCCAAGCCCACCTGTTTCTCTGTCAGTACGACTCCTGGTTTGAGGAGCGGCAATTGTGTACCAGCCATCTGGCCCACCAACATCAAAAACAAAGTAGGTGGTATCTGGGAAATACTCATTGATGCCCCGACCCCAAAGAGCACTAGGTCTGAAATAATCCAATTCCTCATATGCCCTTTCCAGGGTATCATGCCACACAGTCTCCCAGTCATGTTCATTTTCTGAACGTGTTGTCGTTGGTTTTGGAGGTTTTGGTCGACGGATTGTTGGTTCTCTCTCAGGCACCGGTTCAGGCTTGATTGTTCCATACCAAGGATCTTCATCCTTATCAACCAGGTATTGATCAATTTCACGTTCTACTTTGTCCAACGGTAACCCCGTCTTCGCAGCCATCAGCCCAGACACCTGGCCAAACAACTCATGTAATGCCTTCCTAGAATATTGGTTCTTCTGAGTAAGAACCGTCCCAATGCTTTTAGCAATAGCTTCTGGAACATCCTCAGCAAGCAATTGCTGAACCAAATCAAAAGAAATTGTTTGTAATTTCATACCGTATTTTTACTTGTATGACTACTCACGAAGATACATTTCCTCGAGACAGACGTCATACTTGTCTCGTTTGTTATGAACAACTTTCATATGTGGCGTCTGTGTTCCCTTCTGTGTGTCTCTACTTCTCTGCTTATTTCTAGAACTCGGACGGAAGTGTCTCTCTTCACGGGGAAGTTGAAGATTTGGACTTTCCAACCAGCTTCTTCGATTTTCTTCATGTCTTCAGCAGAAGCTTCTAAAGTTCCTATGATGTAGTCCCGATGTGTGTTCCTTTTAGCGAATTTTTGGGCTATTATTTTGGTGGAGAACATGGGAACCGTGACCCCATCGATTTCCAGCACCAAAATTGGGGCGATACGGTGCTCTCGGAGTTCACGCATCATCTCCTGGCCGGTCATCTGGCCATCGCTAGAGATCGCAAAAAAGTGACCAATCATATTAGTTCCAAAGGATGCCCGGTCCACCGCCTGACGTTACTGGCCAACTTGTTGACAGATGGTACCACCAGCACGCTGCGAATGACTTAGCGGTAGGTTCGCGGATTCGCATCGATCGATCGAACATACCGGACACTAGAACTACAATACAGCCGTGGGCTTCAACCAAGTGTCTTCCGACTAAACTACACCGCACATAAGCGAACCGTAGAGGATTTGAACCTCACACCGACGTGGTTGGACCGAGTGCTGTTAACAGGGTACGCTCACAGCACACGGTTCATTTATCATATCTAGCCTTGTACCGAAGGCCGAGATTATTGCTGAGTGATAAGGAAATTTATAGCTAGTGTTGTCGGCCACAATTTTCTCAATCCTTGCTAATCCCTTCTAACTCCTGCCAATGTGGAGCAAAATTCCGGTCCGCCAAATGTTCAAAGGTCGCTTGTAATATCTCTTTGAACAAGACTTAAATCTCCAGTATTGAGTTAATCACCTGCAAAGGTAAATAAGGCATATTAACGTTTCCACAACACACACGGAGAATAGAATCATGAAACGAATAATTTTGCCACTTACATTGTTTGCAATGGCACTCGTATCACCTGTCGCTGCCACTGAATTTGGACCTGGAACACACATTGTTAATAAACTAATCCTCAGAGTGCCAACGATCGCCGAGCAACAAGCGGGTGCAAAAGTGACTATCACTGTCCCATTATCTGTTGTAACCATTGGTCCACAAATCGAACCAATCAACCCACCAATCGACCCTCCTGTTGACCCACCAATCGACCCTCCTGTCGACGGTACTATTTCGGAAGCAGTCAAACAAGCAACAGCTGCGATTCCTGTTTACACTGACAAAGAAAAACATCAACGAACTATTGCCTTTACCCTAACATTTTTATCACAGGCAATTCCGTCCGATTCTAACCCATCAACCGAAGTGAGAAATGAGTTACATAAAGCATGTGATCTCGCACTTGGTAATGCTGCTTCCCAATGGTCGCCTTGGTGGGAAGTTGTCGATTCCAAGACCGCTACAATGACAAATGCTCAATATAAAGCAGCGGTTCCGTTGATCGCAACGGCAGTCACCAACACAGCTCCGAATGCTGCCGGGAGTGAGTCTTTTGGCGTGCCAAATTTTGGGTTACCAGATGGGTTTCTTGCGGAGCTATTCAAGATTTTACTCCCTATCCTGTTGGAATTGTTATCTGGACTATAGAAAGGCTGATGAACCATGCAACCACGATCAATTATTCTATGCTTGCTTTTGATGGTTTTTGGCATATCATCTGCCCAAGCACAACGAGCAACACTTGTAAAATTACCAACTGGTCAACATATTGGCATCGCCTATACGTCGTCTGGCGAAATGATAGTGCTAACCAATATCCAGATCCTCGAGTTGCCAAGCCCTACACCACCCCCGGCAAAGATCAAAAGAGCGATAGTGGTGATCGAGTCGGGGGCATCAACACAAGAGACCGCGATCCTAATCGCGGGAATCAGGAACAACCAGACACTATCGCGGAAAGTAGTGATTCTAGACCCGGACACCAAGAACGAACAGAGGAAGTCAGACCCACAAATTCAAGCCGCGATCAAACTGATGGGAGAAGACGTCTCTTTCCCCGCCTTAATCGGTTTAGACGGCGACGGTAAACCTGTCTTAGTAGTACCAATCAAAAAGAATGCTAAAGTTAGTGATATCGAATTACAACTAAAAAAGTGGGGACTCTGATATGCCATACGTTTCTCCATCAATTCAAACCATCACCGATGACATTCTTGACGTTGACCTTGCGGTCGAATCTCGCAAGGTAAACCGTCTCATGGGATACATAGCAGACGACCCATTAGACATAAATATGGGGCTCACTGATTACGGTGCCGATAATAAGATCTATCCACGATCAGAATGGCCTGATCGCATTGAAGCGATGGATAATGCCAAAGCATGGAAGCAATACCGCATCACTTATCGACATGATCAAAATGGCGAACCATCTTGTGTCTACAATATGGCATCCTCAATCGTCGAGACTGCCTGGAATACACAATTTGGTGATCACAATGCTATTAACTTGTCGCCGATTTCAGGTTACCGGTGGAACGGATCCCCACGCAGTGGTTCCAATATTTATGGTTCAGCCAAGTGGTGCGAAGAAACAGGCTTGCTTCCACTTCGTGATGACCGCAACCTCGAACTTGTTAAGCGTGGTCTGTTCGATCATACCCATCCACATAATGGGTATCATGGCAAATTCATGGATGATTGGAAAGAGACCGCGAAATGCTTTCGACTCCAGGAATGGTATCGAATTGAATCTGTCGAAGCTTGGGTTTCAGCTGCAATCAACGGATTCGGCCTCGGTGGCGGTCGTGATGGTCATGCGATTTTTCATTGCCTTATCGGCATTGATGGCAGAAACATCTACAGTGGCTATTCAAATTCTTGGGGTCCGTGGGGTGCTACCCTGGAGATTAGCGGCGGAGAAAAATTGAAATCGTTCGGATTTGATAGTGAACGTAAGATTCAAGCAATGGTAAACCATGGTGCTTATGCAGGACGTACAGTGCTTCGCCCATCTTGGATGCGTGAGAACATTCATACGGCCGTGTGAAAGCAACACTCAATCGCTCTTCCAAAAAGAGCCATATTGACATGAGACAAATTGCATAATCTCATCAATTCCTAATCCTTCAGCGACCAATGGCCCCAACCACGAATTCACTGCTGTGATGCTAGATTTGGTCTTCGTAGACCCCGAATTTGTCCATAGATGCATCAACTTCTAGGGATATGTCTGGATTTTCCGTGATGAGGTTGGCGATTAATCTGACTCGATTTTCAAACCATTGGTGCATTGGAGATGCTGCCTTATAATCGCCAGGTATATTATACTGTTCTAATTCTTCTGGCTTTTTCGCTTGTTTTTCGGCTTCTTCTTTCTCTTTACGTTCTTCTTCCCTTTTTTGGTATTCTTCTTTTTCGCGTTTTCGTTTCTCACGAAATTCTGAGCTCCAGAGCGAGCGATTCCAGAGCGATTGTTGGATATTTTTTATTTCAGTTTGGGCTGCCTCTTTATTGACAATACCCTTTCGCATCAGTGCTCCAGCACCTTGAATAGTGCCTCTTAACTTTTCTAATTGCTGATGGTTCATGCCAATTTGAGCCATGAAGTTTGGGTTCAGATCTAGCAGGTCATGTAGCCAAACCCAAAATTGATCATCAATACCGATATTTTCATTAGCATAATCCTTCTGCAAACTCGCAATTATGTCCTTAAAACTGAATTTCTTAATCATTGCCTGTAAAATATGATTCTTGAACCCTTCAAATCCTGGGATATCATTTAAAGCACCACTAGCATCCCCCAGTATGAATCGATTCATTAAATCGGCTGGATCTTCAGAGTCTGACTCATCAAGCATTTGTCCGATTACAACTTCTACAGGCAGGTTATCCGGAATCTTCAGGTTGTGTAGACCACTTGGTGCTCGCCGTATTCCAGCTGCCGTAGCGGACGAAACCCATTGGGCGAGATGGTCCTTATAAGCCTGCTTCATAAACTTTAGATTATACTGCCCATCCTCTGCTTGGTCAACAACACCTTGAACGGCGGTTGGACGTCCATGGACGGTTGTTCGCACCTCGACCTGACGAAGCTTTCTACCATTCGCAATATCGAATATGACGTCACTGATTATGCCTGTGTTGAAACCCGCCGCTTTATATTGTCTATATGCCTTTATTGCTTGTGCATATTTGTCACTAGCTCCAGTCAACATACTTACTATATTATTTGGGGTTGTAGCAGCAGACCCCATCGTTTTAAGAAAATCCCTACGACGCCAATTCTCTTGAAGATTATGGCCGCTATGTTCCGCAGGCCCAGAACAGGCAGGACAGTAGGCTATGAGTAAAGTCTCTGGATATGTATGGTTTATCCCGAGTTGTTCTGCTGTTCTCCAAACAAATTCTTCTCGTTCTGCACATTTGGTGCAGTATTTTCGCTCGCAATTTTGGCAGTAGCGTATATTCTCACGCAGCTGAGTCAAATCGTATCGATCACCGCAATTATAACATTCTTCATGATAATGATCCCCGAATTCATCAGCATCTTCGAGACCATCGTAGTCGCTAGCCTCTAAAACAGGCTTCCAGCGGGTTCCGTCTGGATTGTATCCAAATTCCTGACCATCTTTGGTTTTGAGAAAATATGCACCATTCCATATATCCGGATCTTCCGTAATCAACAAAGCTATAACATTAGGATTCACAACAAACCCTCGTACTCATTTGTGATAGTCTTAAGTTTCATACCAAGATCTTCTGTAAGGCTAGATTAAGATCACCAGCCTGAATGAGTGCCATCAGTTCAAGCTCTTCATGCTCAGCTTGCCCTATAGGGCTACCTACAGTCTCCCTGGGCCACCTCCAAAACCGGTCTAGTGTCTCTTGACAGAACACTAAAGCTGTATTGATGAGTTCTTTCGCAAACGGTTTACATCTCTCAACCGCCTCATCAAAGGTCGCAAATATCTCTGGTTCATTCCACGGTGTAACATCTACCTCAAAAAAGTGATATTCTACACGTGGAGCACCTCCTCCTTCGTAAAAATTCATCAAATTAATAATGGCAATATTGTTTTGCGGCGGCGAATTAATATTGCCAACTCGGTCATTGCCACGTGGTGGCCATAGTTGCTTTTGAAGTTCTCGTGTGATAACAGCTTGCTTCTCGATTTGGTCTTCGTAGACCCCGAATTCATCAGCATCTTCGAGACCATCGTAGTCGCTAGCCTCTAAAACAGGCTTCCAGCGGGTTCCGTCTGGATTGTATCCAAATTCCTGACCATCTTTGGTTTTGAGAAAATATGCACCATTCCATATCTTGGCTTCAGCGAAATCATCATAAGACATGTCCGCAAAAGCGGCTTTCTGAATTATCTCAGGGAGGTCATAGAAGTATAACTTCTGGACACGATCCCGCTTCTTGGCCTGAGATACAGGATCAATCTCAGACTTATGAGTTAACTGTAATTCAGCTATCAGACGTAATCGCATTAGCTCTTGTGCAGACTTGATAGAATTTCAATGCCCGTGGTCCATACAGGCTCAATTCGCCAGGACCGGCAACCGCCGAAGAAGCATGATGCCAGAACGCAGTCGACAAGACTGGCTCTCCTCCATATTTGGCTAAAAACAGAGCAATGATCCTCTCGAACATATGAGGAGTCCAAAATCCAATATCCCCAAGACGCAACCGATGAGCAATATCATATAATTTATTCCCCAACTGATCAAAAGTCGCCCGAGTGCAAGCAAACTGATGTGAATAAATCATATCCGGCTTCTCATCCATCGCAAAATCCCACAGATCACGATCATACTGTTTAATAAAGTCCCACACATGGATCTTATTATCAAAGCAATGCCGCATAAACGGATCTTGGTCAGGAGTCACCGGGTATTCCTCAGGAATCTCCCAACCATCCCAAAACCCAATTGCGGACGATGGGGCAGTTAGACCCACAGACCGCTTAGGGTTCTCTCGTAACCACCCATCGATCTTTTTCCAGGTCTCACCTGGGTTGAAGTGCATCTCGATATCGGAATGAATGATCGCCACGTCATTGTCACCAATGAGGGCATCAGCGTGCTCCCAGACTGTCAGAATGACAGAGGTCTCGAATAAAGATGAGTTCCATGGGGCATAGGTTGGGAAGAAGTCATTGGACTCATAAAAGTCCACATTCTTAGGCTTGGTAGTTCCACAAGCGATGCGATAGCAATTAGCCTGCTTTGTCCGAAACGCCGACTTCTTCAGAAGATCCGCCGACTGTGGGTGGACCAACATTATGGCTTGCAACACGATGTCTTCTCGAATAACCAGGAGTGGTGGTGAGGAGATCGTCGGGATCGTAAGTGAACACGCCCAACAATTTTTCAGTGCACCTATCTATCACTTCCTGGAAAACCCACTAGCAGGATCAGTCCGATCAGTAGTTTGTTCTTCATGAATCTTCCTTATTTTGACATCACCGAGACCCATAGCCCCGATTTTGAGATTACAGCCATCTTGTGACTCCAGCTCAATAGGAATGTAGCTGGTCATCTCGTTCTCGGCCCAATGCATGTGGGTGCCGAGCATCTCAGGAAATTGGTACTTCCACTTATCATGTAGTCTTCTCAAATACGTCCAGTATCGAGAATCACTAGTAAAACTGGCAGAATACTTGCCATAATGGATAATTGGTAGATCAGCACAATACACCCCATAGCCAGCAGCCCTAGCCTGGAGGCAGATATCCACCCCGTAGAAGTGAAACCCATTGAACAGCGGGTCGAACCGTAGACCAGTACTCTTCTTGAGGATGAAAAGACATTCATCCACACAGTGGCACTTAGTCGGTTCCTTGATCCCATTCCAGTACGGCGGCTCATCCAGGCAATCATCATTATCCCAGACAGAGCCAACTGCCACAGTATCCACCTCCTTAGCACCTCCCCACGGTCCTATATCACCACGCATAAAGTCCATAGAGATACCGGCCGACCCAACTATTGCCCAATCATCCTCTAATTGGGATATAATCTTCTTGACAGCACCAAACCAATCATCCCCAAGGAGTTGTACGTCTTGATGGCAGATTACCAGGATGTCTGATTTCGAGGAATCTATCCCAACATTGAGGGCAAGAGAGGCTGAATATAATCCCTCCATATTCAGCACTGGGACAAATTCTACGCCATGGTTATTCCTGCAAGCGTTTACAGAATGTAATACACACTCATCGTAAACGTCAGGTTTGGAAATACAAGATATAATTGAAAATTCAGACATCTTGGCAAAACTACCATAGACTCGAAGGAGAAACACAAATGGCATTGACCAGTATCACAAATATTTCAAACCAAGTCGTTCCCATTCTATTGAACGATATTGCACTTGCGAATGCCGACGCAGGCTCTGATTTCTCCGCGACGAAATCAGAACAGTTGCAGATTCCACCCGGATCTGAGGTGAACGTCGAATCAGATCGAGTTGATCTCGCCCAGCTGGAGCAATTGCAACGTCTCAAGCTACTTACGTTTGTGGCTTACTGAACGCTGGCAGTTCTTCCCTTCAGCATCTTCTACCGGCAATTCAATACCGGTGTGCTTGTACCAACCCTCAAGTACTGTTCAGCCATACGATCATTATCGCTGTCACACCTAGCCCTGTTTTGTAATCATGTCAGGAGTGACAAGAAGTTCAGTATTGCATCCGATGAACTTCTCCATCTTATAACTAAAGATCCAACCATCAGGAAGTTCAACACCCAAATAAAACTGGCTATTAGAAGTCGGATCTGTAGCATCTAGAATAGCTTCTGGGATAAAATCATGATGTGATCCATCGTCGTAAATCTTACGCTCGATGTGTCTAACACACTCCAGAGGATACGTCAACAGAAACGCACCACGACCAGTCACATACTCAATCGGATCATATCCTGAAATAAGCTTGTGTGTGAACCAAATCAAACCCTGCTCACTCTTACGAGGACTCAGGACGTACTGGCCATCCCTCTGATCGATCTCACCCATATCTGCGTCAAATCCGCGATATAGATCCAATTTATATGGAATAATAGTCGGAGGTTGTGTTTCCACCAACTTGGGTCTTGGTGGAGTATCACCAAATAAATCCCAGGCATCTTGTGCTCTTGGCGGACGACTTTCAGCTATTTTGTTGAGACGCATATTCTATTTTTGCATTACTCAACGACTCTCTAGTAACGTGAACCGATCATCCAAGTTCGGCCGCAAGATGGGGAGGACATGAACATTAGTCCATAATGATCCGACACGCTCAAGCATAGGGGCATTCTCCAATAAAATCGTCGCGGTTAATTTCGGCATCTGGGTAATACTTGGTAATAGCATCCTGCTCCACAGCTATCACTCGATCAAGTAATTCAGGCGTATACTTGGCCCAATATTTCGAGGAATGACCTTCCATACTTGAATCATTAACCCAACGACAACCGCGAAACTTCTCCTCATCGAATTCAACACCCGCCAAATTCAGACATTTTACTAAATCGTCAGTTAGGTTTTCGGTGCGGACAATGTGGTCAGTTGGGTGTATCCGGTGTTCATTGTAGTTTCGGTAGATCCAACTGACCCAACCATCTGGTTTGTACTTCAAGACGTTGTCTACAAAAGTTGGGAAGTCGTTGCTAGCACATGCCATGTCCATTGGATGCTCGCCGTGCCACCCATGCTTGACACGGAAGCACCACCTCGATTGATACCATGTTACTGGATGCCGCACTATCGTAAACACGAACTTCCCATTGAACCACGCCTCATCTTTACCGTCCTGGAGCATCTTAGCCACGTTACCGTGCTGATTCCCATATTCGATGAATTTGATATTTGAGGCATATGCTGCTTGTTTAAACCAGGTGCCACCTGTCTTTGGAATATGGAGAAAGACCACCGCTTGATCTTCCCCGAGAATTAGGGCCATCTTGTTACACCTCTAATACTCATGCTTGTCTCTTCCATGTTGCTCAACTAATGCTTCACACATATGTCGAGCTATGGCATCTAATGGATCTTCTCCATTGTTGGCGGCATCGGCAAGAAGTTGAAACATTCCAATATCGTCGCCATATACCGTAGTAACTATCTTCCGCAATCTGTTCTTGAATAAGTCTTGGACGTCAATTGGCATCGATCATTGCCTCAGCTTCAGCAGTGAAACCTGTAGCGGCCATTAATGTACGCATTCTATGGTGATATGTCTCGCTCGCTAATACTTCACTCCGCTGTCGCTCAACAAGTTTCTTCCGTTGGACATCGTTCTTGCTCAGTTCGATACATTTCTCAGTGAATTCTTGTGAATTTCTGGCGATCACAGCAGACGGTATCATACGACGTACTGATGGTACTGCATCATGGATCACTAGTGCACCACATAGGGCCACTTTGAACGCTCTCTCTGGGATATCAATCCCGTATTGCTGAGTATGTTTCTCGGAGATACATGGTCCGATCTTACCCTGATTCAGCAATTGGCAAGGCTGGTCAGCAGGTAAAATACCCGAACAAATTTTAGCAGGCCAATCACCCCACCCATGAACCTTGAAATTCAAACGCCCATGTTGTAACATTGGAAGTAAGAAAGTATCGATCGTTTGGGCTTTATAAGGCCACCGGCCACCTAAGTAGACAACATCCAACGGACGATCATCAAGATCCCGCGTCATATTAAACAGAATTCGGTCACCGGCAGTGGGCATTGGCACCCAAGGGATACCCGCTTTCTTCCGCCAATGAGACCACATGATACGATCTTCTTCATGACCATACCCAAAGACTGTGTCCGGTTTCTGCTTCTTCACCCAATCAATATTTTGGGGAGTTTCCAGAATGCCTGGAATATCAACAGGACCATACGGGTTAACATGAATCGCGACTTTGGTGTTTCGTTTGGCTGGGATCGGCTGTTTATGACCTGAGCACCCAATATAAAGCTCTGGCTGGAATTCACGCCAAGTATTCTCAGCCCCATCCCACCGTCTGACATTATGACCACGATCTCTCAACGCATTCAACCAACCATCGGTAATATAACCGAAGGCACCACCCGGACGATGGCAAATCAGAACTTTCATATTTAGACTCCCTGATCATCAGGAATAGGAGCATCTTCAGCTCGAGCTACCAATTCCAATTGATCTTGTCGTGCGAAAATGTTGTAATACAGACCAACATTTATCTCCAAATCGGAGCCGTTTACTTTAATAACTGTACCAGTAATCCCAAGACGACGACACCAAACAGCAGCGATGCAAGTAGCAGTAAGATTAAACTTGACAATATCTGTCGGGACTATCACAGCCATCACTTCAATCCTCCAAGGAAATCACCATATCCATTCTTACGCATCTGGTTATGCTGCCTAGAAATCCGTTCCTTAACAGGTAATACTTTCAGCCTAGATTCAATTTCCTTATTAATATTGTGATGCTGCCCCCAACCGTCAGTCCGACCATGCCAAAGATGTAAGAAGTCAAAGACACGATCTTCTTTCCATCTGCAACCACCAGCCAGCCTTGTATAAAAATCACAATCTTCACAACCGTAACCCCAGTAGTCCTCATTAAATGCACCAACAAGCCAATAAGCCTTGGTCTTGCACGCCAGAGAGCCTCCCTCAAAGTAACCGACTACTCGTTCACACTCACACTTCTTATTGATCTCATTGGCGGAATTAACACTATCAGTCGACGATTTCGTCGAATAAATGACAGTACCACCAAGATGGCAGGCATCTGCTGATTGTAAAGTATTAAACACATGCTGGGTATAGTTTCCTTGTACCACCATATCAGCATCATGCAGAATAACACTCTCAGTAGTCGCCTTAGACACCCCAAGATTAAACGCAATTGCCTTATTGAACAGAGTGTTAGTGGTTTCTTGGGCCAAGTAATAAAAAATTGGCTTATAATTCTCCAGATTGATTTTGGTCTTAGAGTCCTGCTCCACCATTATTGTATGGATAACAGGGAACCTCTGACCGCGAATGTTTCTTACCACTGTCTGAATCGAAGCATCACGATCAATATTCCGGAATGGAATAACATACGTAATCTCCGGAACTTTGGATTTATCGGTTGGGCCGCATCTTTTCTTCTGCCGGGTCGCGAACACCTTGCGAGCTTTTTTTAGGTGTGTCGTACGATCCTCCATAGCAGATGAATCGCTATGAACTCTGAAGTAATCCTCCGACCCATCGACATCATGAAAACCAGGTTCTTGTAGATTGAACTCCCACGCCTTCATAGACCAATCCACATGCTCCATACCGTATAGACCAAAACTCTCGTCGAAATATCCAGCTTGTACTAACATCTCCCGGCTAAACGCCATAACAGCCCCCTGCGGGCGGTCAGATACTACCCGCAGTTTGATACCTTTCTTATCTTTAGGGTCTCCGAGCTTAGCACCATACACGCCAGGCTGTCGATGTTGGAAATGGTGCATCCCGGTGCGACGCATGGCCTCAACATAGAACTCATCCCAACCAGTTTTAAGCACTTCAACATCATCATTCAAAATCAACCCATACTCGAATCTGGACATACATCGGATAAGGCGATTGGTATTGACCGCGATACCACCACGCTCCTTATTCCTGATTATGACAAAGTTGGGAGCCGCAGCGAGTTCTTTGAGGTAGGCAATAATAGCAGGTTCGGTACTCGCATCATCGCTGATGAATACGGTAGTCCGGCGTAGGTCAGTCGTGCAAGATATTGATTCGACGATGCGTTTCAAGGAAGAAATTCGGTTATAGGACATGATGCCTACACCAATATTGTTGCTGACTGGAAAATGATTCTTTTCCAGGTTGCTACGGAGAAGTTCTGTAGCGTCTATTGCTAGCCGTCTTCCCACCACAAGTCTTTTGCCTGTGGAAGATGCGGGTACTGATCTTCGGATTTTGGTGGCATTAGAGATTTTACGGGCTCGTTGGATTTCCTGCTTACGAGTCCGCTGTCGTTGTCGCAGTTCTTGCTGGGCTGGGTCGGGTATAGCGGTGGCTTTTCTGTGGATTTGTTTTTGTCTGATTTTAGTCAGTTTAAGGGAGCTTTGGACTCGTTTTGGTTTTTGAGGTGATTGTTGGGTAGGTATTGGGGTGGATTCGTTGAGTAATTTTATAAACCCACGAGCACGGTATCTGTCGAAATATTCCGACAAGATCACGCGTTGTTTAGCACGGACTTTGATGGCTTTTCCATCCGGTCCGGTAAGGTGAACTGTATGTGGGTTAGGATTAAAATATTCTGGCACTATCTTCTGACCTCAACGTAGAGCGGACTATAGGTGTTGGTTTCCGGATCATGGAACATCCGGAACCGACTTGGCTTGATTAGTAAATCACCCTCGTATGCACCAGTCCCTTTTTGGATATACTCCAACGCTCTTTCGTCAATAATCTCCGTTTTGAGGGTTTGTGGTGTTCTAAATATTTTACCAAAGACATCCCCAACCATGCCAGGCCCAGCGAACTTGTTCAATGATAATTGAACATCATAGAGCAATAATCCTTCATCATCTACGGCGAAGAAGAATTGAGCTTGGTCCACACCCATCACCCGCATCATTTCGTAAAACTTGACAGCTTCCTTGGTCACAAAGTCAGAAGCTAAATCGACGATGGGTGATGATACCACAAGATCGAGTTTAATTCCGTGCCAATCACCACAGATGACAATTACTTGATCATTATCTGGCTGGCGATAAATGAGCACCGAGAGACCATCGTCACCAGGATGTTTAAGGATATAACTGAAGATATCCTTAACATTAATGAGGTCAGGCAGGAGAGTAGGATATTTTAAGACTTGGGGAAGCTGATCTACGCGAGCAGGACCGCCAGGATTTGGTTTAGATATACCAGATTCTAGCGTTTTGGGCTTCGTCGTGTCTCTGAATCGCGAATTTACCATTACCGGCTTTCCGTACTTTGTCTAGCTTTAACTTCTTAGTATCCTTCTTTTGGGCTGCCTCATCCATTGTGAATAATAAGAATGGCACCCCAGAGAAAATAACTGAAATCTCATCCTCTGCTTGGTCATAATTTATAACCACACCATGCCAAGTAGAAAACCATCCAGACCAAACGAAATAATCGCCATATTGTGGACGGTATTCACTTCGCGGTTTGAACTGTGCTAGGGGTGGGAGGTCCATTTTCATCGTGTTTGACTCTCGTCAATTTGTGTTCGAAGATATTGTATTTGTAGCGGTGTCCATCCAGGTCCCAACAAATATGTATCCCAACACGGAATCCTCCAGTCCATTGACTTATTAAAGGATCCACCCAACTTCTGCCTTCGATTCCACTACCGACAGGTGTTGGTTTCATGATAATACCGTTGATCTCAACATCCTCACCAGCCTCGGCAAATTTCTCAGACACCTCTACTCGTTTTTTGATGACCTCAATCCCATCCACCAACATATCACGTTTAGTGCGTGATTTAGTGTTGGCACGGACCTCATAAGTATCACCCTCCACCTCCATTTGGGCAGCTATTTCAATATCGTGTGATTCTGGATTCTTCTTAGGATCCAGATCTGCCACCACACGTTTAATATCCTGAACACTCCTAACTTCTACTGGATCAAGGATAACCTTACTAAGTCGGCGAGCATCCCGAGCTTTGGCACGTTCTAAATTCTCCATCAGGATTTCTCCAAAGACTCGACTAATTCACCAACGTTGTCATCCTCGTCCTCATCCTCGTCCTCATCAGGTTCTACCATAATAACCCTAACAGATAATTCAGCATCATGGGTAGAGACCCTTCCTTTCCTAACCAATTCATATATTACATGCAACCAATTAGCCAAACGATGCAAAAGGAACGTCATACACATCCAGTTGACGAATTGGTTGTAAAACAATTCAGGAGTGAATAAAGCGAAGAATCCTGCGGTCCAAACACTGAAGCAATACCCGCAACTAAACAATTTATAAACAGCAACAGTAGTCTGTTGCTTGAAATCATTACGTGGGGTATCTGGAATGGCTCTTTGAGCAAGATTGTTGCGGAACCATAGAAATAGTGGGAACTCAGAAGCAACAATTATTTCTGTCACCGCTTCAGTCGCGATCACTAATATGATGAGTAGTCCAAAGTCAATCACTTGATAATCTGCCTACAGTTAGCATTGCTACATTGTTGTCTCTCACGTCCGCCGATATTTACGAGCATGGTTGGGTAACCACACGATGGGCATCGGGCATGAGGTTCAACACGTTGTCTAGCAATACTTACTGGGCGAGTGGCACGCCGTCTTACACGTTGTACCTTAGCGGCTTTTTGAGGCTTCGCCTTAGACTTAGAAATTTGTTGTGTGCGGAGTTTTCGTCCTTTACCGCCGCCACATCCACCACATGCCATATTTATGCTCGATATTTATCGATACGATTTGCTGGTACAGAGACAGAAGTCCTAGCAATCAGCTTTCTCGATCCGAGCTGTTGTATAGTGGCAGTAGTCTTCACCACTTTAGCGGGTGTAATATGTATCCCTGCTCGATCAATTCTGATTGAAGAATTCTTGCCTCCACATGATTTACAAGTCATTTTGTCCTCCTCTTTAGGTTTGGACGAATATCGATTGCGGATCAACGTTAGTGGCAAAATCTTTCCATCGGCACATAATACAGGGTTCTAGATCAAGTGCCTCCATCACCTTATTCTTAGTAGATGTGGCAATATTGTGTGTGACCGGACCTATCCAACGGTATGCATCGTAAGAGATATGCTGGAACCAGCATTTTCCTCCATAAAAATCAGAAGGATAATTTTTCGAGACCAAGATCTCATTCTCAAAGCACTTGATAGGCACAGCTACCCAATCCCAATTAGGATGTGGCTTGAAAAAGAGTAACGGCCACCGCTTTGCACCGAGCTTCTCTGTTAGGAGTTTAGCGTCGTAATTCACCTGGTGCCACCATTTAGTAAACCTGGCACCATGCGAATTGAGGAATAACCCATCTAGGCTGAAATCCTCACCCTTTTTAGATTCGATGGCGAATAGGATTTTTCCTTCTACTGGGATAATATCCGCAACACCCTCTACGACGGACACATCGTCGCCTCTTCCTTCAACTCGACGCCGCCTAAATTCGACACCCGCCCATTCAGTCAGAAGTTTTTTACAACGCCTTTCGTGGCTTTTCGAGGTGGCTACGTTGCGTTTACCAGTTTTAGAGAATGTCTCTTTCCGCTTCTGGATAATCTTCTCAATAAGTTGATCTTTGGTAAGCTTACCAAGATCACCACGAGCTTTTTCCATCCAATCAGATTTATCCACCATAGTACTTCTTTTCCAACAATTCTTGCCAGTAATGAAGAGCGTAATCTATATCCGCTTTTTTAACACCTTCTTCCTTACGAAGGTAGCGAATTAAGCGTTTCGCCTTCTTAAGTACTTCTTCACAACTCATCTCTTGGCCCATTTCGTGGCTCAAGAGCATGATCCGTTTGGTGGATGACTCCCTGAAATTCATATAAGTGTGACATGTTCGGGTTGTTGGATCAATCAATCACTCAGCGTTTGTGTAGCCATTGCACAAAACCAAGCCACTCCCGACCATCGCTAGGTATCACACTATGGTAAGCTGGCTTTCCTGGAAATTACAGGAATACACCTATTTACAATAGATATTGCCCATTTATGGTGCCGAAAATCCACCAGCTGCTGTCCTACGGTAAGTGATAATTGTATTCTGGTCCATATATTCCAGAACATAATCGTCACTCGCCTCTGCTTCTAAGTATGCCTTCACAGTAGGTTGAGTGGTCGAATTAGGAACAATAGCACTTGAAATGATACGGTGATCATGACCACCCGTCAATTGTTGCTTGAGAGTGACATCCGGGTCCTCCTTACTGAGGACAGCACCGGTCGCATCTACTTTCAAGAAGGCGACTCGAACAACATGAATGCCAATAGCCATTTATATTCTCCTGTTAGCTGGTTCTACCTATTTTTTCTGTCACGCTAATTTCTTAAATGGTGGAACCAGATTAGAGTATTCTTGCATCATACCATTGACTTTATATTTGCGAGTCATCTCGTCAATGTCCTTCTTGGAAAATTCTACCTCTTCCGCTAATCGGCGATTCACATATAGAGTATTGGCCAGTAATCGTGGGCACATAGCCAGATCAATCAATGCCATATTTAAGCCAAAAATCCTCCGACCCTTGAGTTTCAAAAAATCATCCAACGTCGTAAAATCCGCCAGCATGATTGCACTTTTCTTGGGACCGATGCCATAATATCCATCAATATTATCAGATTTATCTCCAATCAGTGCCTTCTGCATTACCGGATTTACATCTGGCACTTGCACCTCTTCTTGCTTCTGGGGATGGTACACCACAGAGCTAGAGAATCGATATGGGATCTGAATCATGTCACTGTCTGTGGACACGATCACTGTGGGTAGTGGATGCAGAGCAGAAACAGCAGCATAGATGAGATCATCAGCTTCCATTTCTTTCCTAGAATATTGCCGCACTCCCATCTTGGTGAAAAATGCCTGCGACACAGATGTTGTCATAGACAACTCTTCGGAGATATCCTCCGTGTACTTGCTATCATCGCGATCTTTATATGTAGGATAGAGCTTCCTACGCCACACCGTTTGACGTGGAGCATCCCAAAAAACGTGGACAGAAACAGGATCATACCGCCGAATCCAACTCGCCATTTGACGCAGAAAGATGACAAAGTAATGATACTTCACATCGAATCTAGTGTCATGCTTAGTGGCGAAGATCGCTCGGTACAGTGCATTCCTGGCATCCACCAGTAAAGCCGGTTTAGCACTCATACCTATACCCAAAAAGGTCACAGGCGGCCCGAAGGCCGCCTGTGACTAGCATGACTTTAGTCATCATCTTCTAATTGACTAAGCAGTGCGGAGATCTCATTCGATTCTTCCCCACTATCAGCGGTGGCAGCTACCGGCTCCGGCGAGTCAGAGTCAGTGTCGTCAATCGGTGCCTCGTCGGCAAGTGAAGATGATTCGTCGGACGGACCCGGATCTGGGGCATCGTCTGCCGGGCCTGGGTCAATGTGGTCGACAACATCTTCGTCATCGTCCTTTGGCGGCTTCTTATACTCCGTCTTAGTCTTCGTCTTCGTCTTCGTCTTCGTGGGCTTTGTCTCCGACTTGGTTTCGTCGGAATCGAAGCCACCACCACCGTCATCGTCGTCGTCATCACCTTCGACCATGACGCTATAGAGCTTCTTGATCTTCGCCATATCAGGCTCTTCCAGTTTATCCCAGAGGTTATGGCGGAGACGGAGTAGAGTGGCGACACCCTTCTCGTTCAACGATCCATCCTCGTCCTTCACCATTGGCTGGCCAATGCCGCCATTAGCGAGAAAGTGACTGGTGCGATAACTATTCTGCTTTCCTTGCTTGAGGACTTCAAGCTGATAAAGGTAAGCAGCAGACTCATCGAAGAACACACCATGTGCTTCCGGTTCTTCTGGATCCCCGGCGTCGTCCTTCATCAGGGTGGCGGTCCAGTGATCGAACAACGTCTTAGGGGCGTTGTACCACTTGACTTTGCCGCGAAGGTCTTCCGGGTTATGCTTCCAATGTGGAAAGTAGATGTTGACGGCCTGATAGGTCGTCGGCATCCATTGCTTGATAATAGCACGTCGCTTATCTTCGTCCTTCTCCTCCTTAAGCATGTCGAAGCCGAATTTGCACACTGGACATTCCTCGCTGCTCCAGACTCGTGGGCAGGGGTGTGGTCGATCATTGACCCAATGGTTGGCATGCTGAATGTAAAACTGTTCCATATCCTTCAACACTTCCCCGCTCTTGAGCTTGAAGCCCAGTTGGAGAGGTGGCAGTATGAAAAATCGGTACCTGATAGCGGTGGTGCCGTCTTTTGCCTTTGCCGGTTTGAATTCATCCGGATCAGTGTATTTTCCGGCTTGGGATTGCTTGAGCTTTTTGCGGATTGCTTCTACGTCATAAGCCATTTGTCAAACTCCTGAGGTTACCTTAACATCGAAATGAAAAACGCGGGGCCAACCCCCGCTGTGGTCAATAGTATTAGCATCAACTTTTGTCATACTCTTGTCGCTTGGTCGCGAGTAGTGACCGAGCTAATTCTGCCTTCATCTTCAGGGCTTCCATCATATGATAGACCTTGCCGGTATGCATTTGTACTTTAGCAAGTCCCTGATCCAATTTGCCAAGTTCAGGGTCGGCTTCCATAACGATCTTAACCTGATCCCCAGTAAATCGGATATTCTCTTCTCTCGCACTCTCTTGGACTTCCTTCACCGCTTGACCCTTTCGGATTTTGACAGCTCGTTCCAAGACAGAAACGTTCATCCGTAGTTCGGAATAAACTGCGGACCAAAAAGCATAAGCTGCCGGAATATCCTCCATTTGGAATTCGATCATTTCCCGATCGCACATAAGATCGGGTAACATATCCAAGGCTATGACACGTGGTAAACCGGTGTTGGGGTCTTTAACCCGCAGATTCACTTTGAATGCGAACAAACCAGTCCCGAGTAATTCTTCGGGCAGATTCTCGTCCATCCATTTGGGGATTTCACCCCTCTTCGGTATGCTCATTCGGTGGTGGTCCCCACGCTCCCTTTTGGAAGCCTACACTTGGTTGCTTGTTATCTAATACGGCACTCTTTACAGTGCCTGATGTGGTATTACTTGGAGGCCGCGACGCCTGGAAGGCACCCCTATTGAAACTAGGGACCTTCTGCTGCTCGAGCTGCGAAATGAGATTTTCAGCACGAACCGTGTCAGTCGACTTGACATTCTTCCTACGTTTCTTCTCGGCCTGCTTTTTCTTCTTCCGCTTCCGCTCCAGAGATTTCTTCTTGGTCTGCTGCCGAGCCTTCGTCTTGTTTCTTTTGTTGGACATGGGTAATTCCGCTCTCGCGATACTCTCGCATCGTGTGCCATTTCTTCCAGCGTTTACCTACACTCACCTTCAACGGGAACGCAGGATCAGTTTTTAGCACACCCCTGAATGGGTGCAACATGATTTCGGAAACAGTATCTATCGCTGACTTGATACCACGAGATGTGGGATGGGCAGATATGACTAACGAGTCATGGATTTCAGTAATCAGACACTGCGGAATCACTTCCCAAATCCGCCTGATCGACAATTGCATAGCATGAGCAACAGATCCTTGCATCACCCCATTAAGGACCGCCAAATCATTCTTTGCCTGAGCCCTACGGAATCTACGTTTCAGCAATGTCTCAAGATACCCATTATCACGCGACAAAGTCTGCTTACACCGCCCAATCCAATCACCAAGTTGTGGGTAGACAGATGAGAGAGCGGCACTAGTAAAGTCCATTGAGTTAATCGACTTCAGCAGATATGTCTTACATTCATCCCTAGTCAACAAATCAGTCGTCGCCCCCTTATTTAACTCCTCCATCATAACCATATATGGATCAGACGATTCAAAAGCAACCTGAAGGTTCTCATCCTGGGATAGTAATGACGCCACGCGAATATCAGCACAAATCCAATCAAAATGAATCAAAATCGAATCATCCGGCATAGCTGTAGATCGAATTTTATCATTATTAGAGTATCCCTGAATATTGAATTTAGTAGTCTTGCTGCGTCCAGAAAACGTCTTCTGCGACCAAACCGGCTTTTCAAGTCCGTAGTTAACCAACAGCCCCTTATCCTCTAAATCCTGGTAGACCACAGCAGCATTGGCCATAACACGCTGATATTCCCGAGTCGGTGCTCCAACCATTTTGGCCAAGATTTTACGGACCAAAGCATGATCACTTTGCTTCTTCCCAGTTGATCTAACATCAGGAAGATGAAGATCATAAATGTTATAATGAGTAGTGTCCCGTGGTATATTAAAAGCCTGAATATGGCTTTTAAAGTCAGATAAAACAACTGGGCGGCCCTGAGTATTAGCCAACAAGATTAAATTTCGAATAATCTTGGTTTGTTTAAAGAGATCGGCGATAGATTTACGATCGCCAGCACGATACAACTCTGCCAAAACCACTTGACCACCGTCAAAAATTCCGGTGCATCTGGGGAGTCTAGTAACGTGATCAAATAATGTGTAAACATAAAGATTGCTCATCATAGCCTCGACACCTATCAACACAGGCAAACAAGGCCGTGTCAGAAATCAATTGGTTTTCTCACTATCCACGAATTCGTCCCACGACCTGGTAGCTCAGATGTATAGTGAGCCTCTAATCTGACTTCCGACAAGAATTCATTGAGTGCTTCACGCGGTGCCATCGTACTTGTTATCACCCCGTTTTCTTGCACTACCTTATGGAATATATGACCACAAAATAAACCGCCATTTTTCACCTTTGGCCACCAGGTATCGATTCCCTCTTTGACACTTACCCGATCATGACCTATATCATAATAAACAAAATCTAGGGAACCATTTGGGATGAGACCAGCTGCCGTCTGGTGGTCTAGACGTAGAATTACACTCCGCCCAAGATATGGAAACAACTTGAGAGAAGCGGAGATATAGTCGCTGATATTTTCTGTCTCGGACTTACTGGGGTGGCACCAGAAGTCTACTGAGTACAGGAGTGATAACTCAGATTTGGCTAATAAATATGTTGAGTAGTCGGCATGTTTAACACCAACTTCCGCACCATAACCAACTAGACCTAAAGCGGTGAGTAATTTGGGTATATCACGACGATGAGTGACTACAGAGAGGAGTTGATCATAATCCATCACTCTTCTTCAGCTGGAGTCGAGGTAGCTTTATCTATCTCTTTTCCCAAATGCGGTCCCGGAGTGGTCAGATAATGCTTCCTCTTAGGGTCGTATTGACCTTCTTTCTTCAATTGCTGATCGATATGATCAACTTCCCCATCTACCCGATATGGGGCATATGGATCATCGTTAGCCAGTTTATGCCTATTCATGTCCCGTTTGGCACCAGCTCGATCAAGCCATCCATACCCCTTTGTATACCCATAAATCTGGGCACCATAGAAACTTTTTTCACAGTTGTGGCCATGGCATCTAGGGCATTCGGTTGCCTCATGCAATTCTTCTTCTGTCGGTTGCATCGCGTGCGAGGTCTCGAACAGCACCAATTCTTCGTAAATCTCAATAGGAAACTCGGATTCCCCATTGCTATTCACCACTAGATGGTCAGCGTATTGTTCGCGTGCGGCTTTCTCGCAGTCAAAACAGTGGTAATTGTAGTTCGCCATCAGTCACCTTTATAACGCTCCCACGGCAACTGCTTATGCAATTTGCAGAGAACATTTCGTTCAGAAACGAGTACGATTTTGTGTCCTGCGTAGGGAGGGCTGTCGGAGGCGATTTGGGCGACGATGTTCTTTCCGAACATTACCACATCACCTACTGATAATTGCGGTGGTAACCGGCCACCAGCATTATCAGAAACACCAGGTCCTACACCCACTACCAAACCTTCGAACTTATACTTAGAGTCCGAGTCTGGTACGACAATACTCCCCATATCCACTTCAAATTGGAGGATAGCCACGAAATCATTCAGACACTGAACTTCGCGGACTTGGATAGGGCCATCTTGCTCTGCCATAACAGTAGCCAATCCTTCCGGGACTTCTGGACTTCTCCCGGCTTTTTCCTCTTTCTGCAGCTTCTCGCTCTTTGGTGTCGCCATAATTGGTCTCCATTTATCTCTTTGAGTGACCTGCTATTTACTCTCAGAGACCTTAGTCTCAGCGAAGTGGGTTATTGGTGTTTCCGGATTCTCGACGAACAATACTTTTGTCTTTCTCTTCGGGACGGCTGGGGAGGTACCACCAACTTTGACCTGTTGGCCTGACCCATCGGCACACAAGGTGAATCCTCCCCGCTGGATGGTTTCAGCCAATGTTGGCGACACGTCCACGTCCACTATTACTCTAAGTTTCATGTTTCTTCTCTAACAAGCATGTTGTTGTAATTGATGGTGCAGTTCACAGTTTCATGCTTAGGTCCATTACGATTTTTGGCGATAAACATGCTCAATCTTGGAAGAGGCGTTGCCTGTCGTTGTGATTCAGATTGATTAAGACTAACCACATAATCCAATGAGAATTGCTTGGCAAAACTCTCCGCAGCCTTAGTCAAATCAGCTACACCTTCACCGGACGCACCACTACGGTTAGTTTGCGTCGCGGTGAAGACTAAAACATTCTCATTCTTCGCAAGACCTCGAATCTCATTTGCGACATGTTTTTGCCGTGTGTAGTCATCCTTGTTCAAAGCAGGGTGACGGCTCATCATCAAATCCATGTAGTCTAAGATGACTACATCCGGCCTGAACCCATCGGTTCGCCGAAGATTATCTAATAGAGCATAAACATGGCTCACACTACATTCATCAGGTGGCCATTCGAAGATAGCGAATCTCTTGTTATACGTCTGTTTCATTTGGGCGATAATACGCTCGATATAATTACGTTTTTCAGGTATCTCATCGAGACGCACATCAGTAGCTGCACCCAAACACCGCATCGCAGTTTTGATCGTATCCAGTTCGAAAGTAATCAACAGGACATCCTGTCCCGGTTTACCATTCTTGCCAATACCCTTTAAAGACGAGATAGCATTATTGCAGAGGACAATAGACTTACCAACGTTCGTCGCCGCCAACCAGCATACCACTTCTTTAGTAGATGGACCGCCATTATTCAGTTTACGGTCAAGACTCGGAAATCCGGTGGTCTTATGGTCAATAACATCTGGCTCAAACAAAATCTCGTAATTATCTAGAAACCAAAATGCCTGCTGCCCAACATCAGCGATACGATTAGCACTCTCAACTATAGATTCCAGTTCTTCATAATCCCCTCTAGCATAAGCTTCCTGTGCCTCTTCACTATAAATCAACCCATACGCCCTATCCTGTGCCCACCGTAATAAGGTATCCTTAATGATCGGTACCTCACGGGGATCAGATGGACGATCCACCAGCTCCAAAATTCGCTGCCATGGATCGTCCTCGGTCAGAGAGGCAACCATCTTGTCCCGTAACAAAGGGCGTGGCGGTACAACATTGTGTTTCTCAAAAGAATTGAGAATCTCTGCTATCACCCACCGGCATTCAAGACTACCAAACATCTCTGGCTTCATAAATCTCCCAACCGAAGTAAAGAACTCCGGATGATCGAGAGCCAGTGATATTATCGCCTCTTCTTGATATGGCCCAAAAGGTTTGATCTCATCTGAATCTTCAGTCAAGTCTTGGAGCTTCGATAACGTAGACATTAGGTTCCCGCTGTAGGCTCAATACAAATACTCGCCCGTTGTGCCTGAATCTGAGCCAGCTGCCGGGCAGCATTAGCTTCAGCTAAAGACAGGGCGTCACACAAAGGCACGAAATCGCTTTCTGTGAAATACAAGATCATGCCCGCTACCGCAGTAATGCGATCCCCATGGTGCGATACAGCAGTAGGTTGCGGAGCCTTAGCAGAAATAGAGTATATCCAAGTCCCATTAGCACGACTAATACCACTGACACGAACGGCTTCCAAGAAACCGAGGGCAGCCGATTCCTTCAGGTATACTACCTCATTAATATCATAGAGTGGTGATTCAATCGCCATCGTTTAGTGCCTCCGAGATATTCTCAATTACCGCATCATGTTCGGACTGCGAGATCAAGGTACCAGCAGCTCTGGCCTTCGCTTTCTTCTTCTCGATCTCCGCATAGAGTCCATTGTAGATTTGGTTCCTGAGATCATCGGCGAGTGCCACATCTAACCTCAACTTATCGTAGGCGTTCGCCATCCCATTGCCAAGTGTCTCCTTACCAAAATTGACAAAATGCCCCTTCTTGGTCAAGATGCCAGAATCCAACCCCACTTTCACTAACGACTCGATCGTATCAATTCCAGATACGGGGTCACCACTATAAATCTTGAACTCAAACTCACGGAAGGGCTGCCCAATCTTGGTCTTGATGAATTTGCACTTCGGGCTGAATCCGATAACCTTATTATCATCCTTAACCTTAGAACCCTTCGTCAAGTCCATGCGTGCAGAAGTATAATGTCTCAGTGCCCTGCCGCCGGGAGTAGTTTCGGGATTCCCGAACATAACCCCAATCTTCTCGCGGATTTGATTGATGAAAATGATAGTACACTTATTCTTCGCCGATGCGGCATGGATTTTCCGCATCGATTGACTCATCAAGCGAGCCAAGGCACCAATCTGGACATCACCAATTTCACCATCGATTTCGCATTGTGGTGTCAAGGCCGCAACAGAATCGAGAATAACTAGATCCACCAATCCACTATCAGCAACACGTTGGACTAACTTTAGTGCCTCATCACCACTATTAGGCTGGGAGAACAATAGAGTCTCCCAATTCACCCCACATGATTGTGCCCAATCCGGGTCCACCGCGTGTTCCACGTCAATGAAGGCGGCCACACCACTCCGGTCTTTGTCCTCGAAATAATGCCGCTGACAAGCTGCCGCAAGATGGTGGCATAGAGTAGTCTTGCCACAGCTCTCTACCCCAAAGATCTCGAGAATCCTACCGCGAGGAATACCCCCAACACCAATCTCACGATCCAATTGGGCAATACCAGAAGGCCAGACCTCCACATCGACAATAGCATCCTGACCCATAATTAATGTGCCAGCACCATATTCCTTATCACATTGGGCACGTAGCTCATTGAGATCCTTGGGCTTTGGGGCCACCTTCTTCTTCTCTTTCGCCACGTGATAATCTCCCAAGTCGACTTGTGATCTTTTCTAATGTATAGCCAGCAATTTTTAACACGTCAGCAGCGGGGATACGGATCGTAACATTGTTCTTCACGACCAACAAATGATCTTCGGCCACAATCGCAGCCACCGACCATATCCCACCAGGTTGTGCTTCAGAGGTAGATGGAGCAGATAAATAATCGACATTTTTAGTAGTCATCAGCCTGACCTGATCGAACCTACCAATTTTCGTTTGTTGTTGTTCCGCCATACAGTCACTCTTCGTTCAAAATTACCAATGGATTTCTCGGAGGATAAAAATGGCACTGAATAAGAATGAAAAGCTTGTCCTGGAGGCCATCGATTCGATGCTCCAGCAGGACGCCAAACTAGGTTTGGTCATCCACGACAAGCAGCACGAAGAAACCGGTGCGGCCGAACGTGGATATGAATATCTACATGGCCAAATCGACGATATGTTCCAGGTCAAGGCCGCCGAACTAGTACACGCAGAAAGCGTTTGCCAAGCATTCCGCTCAGTGCATAATTATAAGTATGTCGACGATCCATCCTTCGGCACCGCTATGGAAAAGCAAATGGTGGCCCAAGCAGTGCCAGCCGCCGAACGCACCAAAGCCACCGACTTCGTCCCAGCCATTATCAAAGAGCTGAAGACCGAACAAAAAGAATGGCAAGAGAAGGATTTCGGATTCAACCCAGCATTAAACGAAATCCGCGAAGCCAGCAAGCCCGAACAACCGATGGACTTCAATATCGAAGAAGTCGATGGCTGGCCCACTGACTCAAATGTCGATTGGGATCCGGGCAACGCAAGTCCTGACCGGACTCCCAGTGACTAATGAAACTCTTCCAGATCTCTGAATCTGATTACGACGGACTCGAAGATGCCGATGAGTTCGCATCTAACTGTAATTATTGCGGCGAGCTCTATGAACAAACCAATATACCGTGTATTGGTGGGTGTGGCAAAGAAGTACCACTAGATATCTGTGCTCAATGTGCGGGACGTCACGAGGATCGCGAATCATATTCTTTTAACGCACAAAGATGGTGTCCAAATTGCTGGGGCAGTAGACATTGGGCAAAACCAGTATCTGAATCTGATTACGACGGACTCGAAGATGCCGATGAGTTCGGCGAACCTTCTCTAGGTCCGTGCTATGGCTGCAGAATGGATGTCCCAGAAGACAGCGTCGGCCCTTGGGTATGTGACAGATGCGATATCGCTGTCCACTTCAGTTGTGCGATGCCGACCCAAAAAGACATTCACCAATACGACAGCCAACGGGAAGGAATCACATCGACCGGCTGGTACTACCGCCCAGAACCAGGGCAATATTTTCGCCAAAATCACAATGTTCTCCAGGGTCAGCGAGTACTAGCTGCCACTCGATGCTACGACGTCTACACTTGCCCAAATTGTGCCAAAACTGGGAACTTAACGGAATCGTCTGATTACGACGGTCTCGAGGACGCGGACGAATTCGAGAAGGACTACGAGATAGAATGGAGATCGGTTTACCAATTCACCATAGCATGCGACCAAGTCACACTCCTGATTGACGTCAATAGTCCCCAACGGTGGGATGTGATGTTCGGTGAGAACATCATAGATGATTTCGACCTCAGCTTCATCCAGGAGCTTGCCACCTGGTTAGGAGTCCAATTCTATCATCAGACGTCGTATGAGAAGTTGACCGAAATGATTAAAGATAAGGTCTACCTCAGAGCGTACAAAGATAATAGGTGGCGCTGGCCTCCGCAATGGGGCCGCCTCTGGGAACCTCCTCAAGGTTTCCCACCAAAAGAACCACCTGATTGGTATTATTAATGGACACTAACCCCGTCAAATGGCCAAATTAGCGTGAAATTGCGGCAAATCAACGAAAACCTGATCATGCAGCAAGTCCGGGGGCAACTACTCAGGTCTGGGCCGTTCGCCGCACGTCCATTCGTCACATCCAACCAACTCTATGATTCATCTAGAGGGATGGATTCTGGTACCAGGGTATCTAGTGGCACTTATCTCCCAACCGGGGTGCCGCAAAAACCACGACACCGCCAATACCTCGGTATGGAAGCAAGACCAGGGACGATCAGACTCTAACCAGAGTCAACGCCAGAATTAACAGATTTTCCAGCTCTCTTGCCTTTACCACTGCTGGAAGTCTTCCCATATGTCTTGGGTCGTTTTTTATCGCAGTCCGGGCAAATCCGGTGTTGTGATTTTGGCCTATCTGATAAGAAAGTTTTCCCACATCCAGGGCCTAAGCACGTCCTTGGCGTCATAATACTATCCATCAATAAGTAGAAATAATCCCTGCTCCCCCACATTTGGGGCACTCTATAATTTTACCAGCATTATTAATTGACCCCTCACCCCTACACATTCCGCAGTTAACGGTCGTATTCGAATATCCCGACCTTGCGAAATCTGGTACTTTGTCATGCATCGAGTCGTCGGCCATTTTCTTAAACCGACTTTGTAATTTTTGGTCGTCCTCTGCCTTAGTGATCTTAATACGTGTGGTACCAGTACCATCTACTCGTTTCTCAGGGATGGCCATAGGCATACCCTCACGCCCCTCAGCCAATCCCATTTTCGCCTTGCCCTTCAGGATTTCTTCGGACAGAATATCCTCTTGCCCAATTACTTGATGAGAAGTGTGGGAAGCAACAGCACCCATATCAGTGGATCCACCAACAGATGTCATTCCAGGTCTACTGTCAATAAGACCAGTCTCAATAACATCATCCCCGCCCATATCCTCCAATACTGGATTTTGAGCTACTGGAGTAGGGGAGGCCGGGGTAGGCTGGGTAGGTTGGGTAGCAGCAACGGTAAGGCCACTGTCAGTCTGACTCAGATCCAAACCAAGTGCTTTAGCTTGTGCTAGGACTTCCTCAATCTTCCTCTGTTTATCAAGATGTGCAGCCTTGGCCGTTTTGATAGATGCTTCTTCTGCATGTTCATCGCAGATATCCACAGTGATCCGATTACCATCCTCCAAAGTGACGGTAAGCTGCGTATTAAGATTTTCTACTTTATCACAGTAGACACATTGAGCCATCTTTAAATTCCTTAAGAGTATTTCTTATCGAAAACACTCTGGACATTGATGTTGTTTCTTCCGTGTTGGTACATAAACCACACTTGCACATTCATCCATATTAGGTAATACACATGGCAACAAAAGTATCTATCATCGACGTAACTCTAGGAGCACGGGTAGAAGACATTATCTCCGAAAACGTAGTGAGCTTAACCGGCAAAGCCCGCCAAGAGTTAGATACCGCCATAGAAGAACGGAAGAAAGTAGACGAAGTCAAAAACAAACGTGCTGCAGCCAAAAAAGAAAGTGACGACAAAGTCACTAATGCAATGGGACAAGTATATGAACTACTAGAGAAAGCCGGTGAAGATGGAGTCATTGTAGATGACATCATGGCTATTATCCAGGAATTTGTCCCCAACACCTCAGCATTCACACTCAGGATGAAAAAGATCTTGAAAGATAAGGGGCATCCATTCAGAATCGCCCGCAAAAAACGGAATAAAAAGGCAGTCTACACCTTCGAGCCGTTCAATCAAGTGGAAATTCTTCCGGATCCCAATCCCACAACTCCAGAAGATTAAGACACTCGAGGCAATTAATCAAATCAATAATTGTCTTCTTACCACAATTTGGTATCGCCATTATCTCAAAGCACGATACCTGTAATAATTGTCCAACGAACAGAATTCCCTTATGTGTCTCCAAGGCATTAGCAGCCCTAGCTGAAACACCTAATTGGCGGAGTGCCTGTTCTTTCTTCTCCGCCAATGACAACTTGTTGATTTCTCTGAAATCGACCCTGGAATTCATCCCATCTACTTGTGAAACCTGCTGGGCTATTTTCCTCCCATATACTTTCAATTCTGATTCACTGTATACTTCTGGTGGATCCTGATCTATCACGTCTTTGAAGTTCCTTTACAAGACCGCACATCACTTGGATCTGTGATGCAAAGGCTTCCCGTCTGGTGCCATCGCGAAAATTCACTGGTGATGGATGATAAATCGCAAAAACAGGAGCATTATTATAAACAGAACTTTTAGTAATCTTCTTTAGGCCATTCTTAAATTCAGTCTCGGGACATAATTGTGAAAAAGCAACTGCACCGAGGGCAATAACAAGGCGTGGTTTTATCAGATTTATCTCCATCTGCAGGAATGATTCACACCTCTTCTTATGTTTATCCGTGGGTTTAGTATTACTAATCGTAAAACATCGGACAGTGTTGCAGATATAAAAATCATTCCTCGACAAACCATGAGGGGCAATTGCCTTATCGAAATTAGCCCCAGCCGCTCCAACAAATGGCTCTCGCTTCTCAAGCTCGTTCCAACCTGGATTCTGGCCAACCACCATATATCTAGTGGGATTTAGATTACTAAAGACATGTGGATCACGAACGGTATTATTCTTCACAGCCTCCTTCAAGCCCAGCTCACACATCGAACAGGCAACGCATGCGACATCCAACTGTCGCAACATGCGTAACTTACGGTCATAAAGCTTTTCAGGCTGTATTGATTGCATAATACTCACAAATACTGGCTTGAATGACTTCGCAGGAGCAGTACTCTTACTGAGCCAGAACCAATCAAAATTTTCCAACTCTTTGAACGAATGATTGATATTCATCAATCGTATCAATCCCTGTTGTTTTAATATCTCTCTCTAGTACCCGTATCTTGAACCCACTCTGTAACCATTGTAATTGCTCCAAGGATTCGCTACCCAAAGTGGTAGGTTCCATACTGCTTAGAGCAAGCAAGAATTCCCGTCGATACGCATATACACCAATATGCTTCAAAGGCCAAACATTATCAGCACTCCCAGCCCCATACGGAATAGCACACCTACTGAAGTACATCGCATCACCATCATGGTTTAACACCGTTTTAACAACACTATACGACTTGTAGTCGAGACTATTAGCAGGTGCAGCTAGAGTGGCCACATCCACAACAGAATCATCCTGGAGAACTTGAATCAAAGAGTCCAGATGTTCACCAGACAGCTCCGGTTCATCACCTTGGAGATTCACCACAATATTATCTGGCATAACGCAATTCTCAGTAACCCAAGCCACTCTCTCAGAACCAGAAAAGCATTTAGGGGTCAATGCAGTAATAATATCACTGGGGACAACATCCAGGATCCCTTGATCCTCAGACGCCACAATAATTTTATTAGCTAATTTCGACTCCCTGGCCCTATCGATGGTATGGTGGAGAAGAGATTTACCAGTCTCAGCAAGCAACAGCTTATTAGGCAGACGGGTAGAAGCGAGACGAGCCGGTATGATTATTATTGCCACAATTATATAATCTTTCTCTTTTTCGGCGGCAAACTAACAGCTCGTTCAGGATCTCAACCAAGTTTTACCTCTTTGGATTTGCCGCCAGGTTTAGCACCACGCTGTGAATATTTCAATATCCTAATCATACACGAGCCAACATCCATACACCAATCCCACTGGGCTGAACTACCAACACTAAAAATCCCACGCTGTTCTACAGCGTCGATCTTCGGGATTGGCCCCATTGGAATAGCACCATCGATAGAGGTGCCATCTAGAATATCAAATTTCTTGATAAAACTCATAAAGTAAATCCCAGGATTTGGGATTTCTTCATGGCAGTAAATCAAGTACCTGCCGGGAGATACATTCGTCGATTTGAAAAAGCTGAAAATCGGATCGGAGACCATCACCTGGTTTATGCCCTCAAAATCCAAATCCTCCGTCTGGATGTGCAGATAGTGCACAGTTTTAGACGGAAGGGTGGTCTCTTGCTTCATCAGGCGTAATAATGCATCAAGTGGGATAGTACTGACCGCGTTGTCAAAATCCCGTCGCACCCCATTCTGAATGAAATAATGATCTCCAATTTCTGTCACTTCACCCTTCGTAACCTCTTCCCTGAGTTCGTCGATATAAATCGATTGGAGTTGTTCGTAGAGTTGGTTGATACGAATATCGTAAACAAACAGACTCATCCTATTCATCATATAAGGTTCGGTCTGTGGGGGAATTTGGGACCCGAATATCTTGTAGGCCCAGTCATTAAAGACACCAGAGTCCCACTCTCTGAGAAGTTCGCCACCAACGGACCAAGCCCTAGTATAAATAAACCGCTGGGGAGCCATATCCTTCATCAAATCCTTGATGAAGGGATCGAGTTGGTCGTCACAGATTATGAAGTTATCATCTAAAGCAGGGTTGAAACTAAAGAATCGACTTCTGTAAAATGGTATGACAGTCCAGGAATCACCTAAAATGATTCTGGCAAGTAATCCCACAATCCCTGATCCAAAGATTACATTCATTCATCATCAACCAGATCGTCGAGGTCTTTTTCCTCTGACATCCCTTCGGCTGGTTCCAGCTTAGGGATAGGTCTGTCTTCTGTGGCCAACGAAGGTGTCTCCTGTACCTCCGGTGGAGCTCCAGCAGATTCAGACGGCTGAGGAGGGGCGTCGCCCTTAGACTTTTTCGTAGCCTTTTTCGTAGCCTTTTTCGTAGCCTTTTTCGTAGCCTTTTTCTTGGTCTTCTTGGCAGCCTTTTTCTTGGTCTTCTTCGGCTCCTCGACCACTGATTCCTCAGACGGCTCTTTCGGTTGCTCAATAGCGAGCGATTCGTCATTCAGATCGGTCTCAGAATCATCTTCCAATAGGGCACTGGTTGAATGTGAAGCACCATCAGCACCATCAGCACCATCAGCACCATCAACCATCGCCAAACGATCAGCAACCGTCTCCTCCGGATCGTCAACGATAACTTGTTCATTAGGATCATGCAGCAAAGGATCTAACTGAAAGCTCTCAAT